GTCTTTCCGTACTTCTCCCGCCAGCCGGTATATTTCCCGCTGCGCACTCGATTGTCGATGAGCGGTTCATCCTCGTCGATAATCCAGTCTCGCCCCATCTTTGTGGCAGTCTTGAAGCCATTGCGAATGGCTTTCTGCCGTAGCACGGTAGGGTTTCGGCCATGCCGCAGCGCGTATTCTTTGAGCGTTATCATCGCCATTGCTGTATCACCTCACAATTGCCATTGTAACACGCAAACGTAGCTTTGTCAATTTTCGTGATTGGCATCAACCAATTCATATTCCGCAATTTCGACATCAGTCAATTTACGAGAATACTCAGCATAACCCCAAGCCGGTCTGCCGATTTCTTCGACAAGGGGACGCTCGTCGAGAAAAACAACCTCTGACGCGCCTTTGGGAATGCAGCCCGGCATCGGCGGGCGCTGGGTTGCATAATACCGATATGACATCAAAGCACTCCCTTCTGGATAGCCGCATTCAGGTCGCCCACTGCACGCAGCACACTTTTTCCAAGTTTTGAAGCAATCGCCTCAGCTTCTTCCTTGCTGAGCCAGTCGGTATGCATTCCATCTTCCATACGAACATTCCGCATAATCAAAGCGTTGCCTACAATGAGCTGACCATGCTCGTGCGAACCGTAGAGGTAGCTGGCGAAGATATTCAGCATCGGCTTGTCCCTGAGAAGCCCTTCTTCGTCAACTACCATGCAATAAGGCTCATTCAGTCTTTTAGGGAAGACAACCTCGATGATGTCGCAGCCAATCGCGCGATAGCAGAACGCGAGAAGCGATTCATCTTCGCGTCGTTTGACAATTTCAATGAGCAGACCCTTATCGCTCAGTTTTACGCCGTAATCATTCATGGTTCGAACCCTCCATTTCCGCCAAGGCTGTTTCACTTTTTGCCGCTTCATCCAGCGTGCGAAGAACCGCCGCGACGCTGCGCATTCTCTTTGCAAGCGTGGTATTTGGATTGCTCATCCTGTCGTAGCGCTCCTGCAAAACCCAAGCCGCAAACGCAAAGTCGCTCATTTCGTTGATTTGTTTTCCTGTCATCAGATTGCCTCCTGTATCATGATGGGCTGCTGGACAACGTTCGCAGGGAAAAGGCCGTAGATGTTCATTTCGGCCATCGACAACTGTCTTGAGTAATCTACTGTGCCGTAAACAATGCCGCCAAGGTCAGGCAGATAAGGGCGACTGCCCCAAACGCGATATGCCACCATATCAGGAGGCATATGCTGCGCAAGCGGGCTGCTGTTCATGCAATAATACCTGTATGCAAGCATGTTTCTCACCTTCTTTTTTCGCAAATTCCTTCCATCGCGCATTATTGCGGCGCTCCATTTCGGCCATAAACCGCAGCTTTTCCTTGATGCTCATTGTCCACCCCTCCTGCCGGGGGCTGCTTTGCCCCCGGCTTGATTTCTTCTCATTCGCCTTCGAAAACGCGCTTGAATGCTCGCTCAAGCCTTGCCAGCTTTTCCCGTGCTTCCTCAAGCTCTTTCCGAACCTTGATGCTTTCATCAAACTGCGCCCGGTAGAATTTGAGGTTTTCTTCCTGCTCCTCGATTTTTGCAAGGTACTCGGCCTGCATTTGCTCTGCGCTCTTTCGGAAGGAAAGTTCTCGCGCCCAATGGCCGTCCTTGAAGTCCTTCTTCCACTGCTTGCAGAACGCATCCTTATCGCCATCAAAATGGTAATAGCTTTCCTCAATATGGCTGTACTCTTCATGGCTGGGCTGGTAACCGGTGCGCTCAATGAACTCGCTCATCATCATGGTGTGTTTCCTCCTGTAAGTAGCTCTTTTTGCTCTTGACAGTGTTGATTATAATACTCTTACGTATATAAGTCAATATGTAAATACGATAATTTGAAATTATTTTCAATCTAATTCAAATTTACGTACTTGCAAGGCAAAAAAAGAGCGGCAGCCAGCCAATAGCCGCTATTGCAGCATGATTGCAAATTGCTCAAACCAAGCCGCTGCGACGTTCAGAAAAGAACAGCCAGTTACATCAGCAAGATAGAAATCGCACCCATCGTCAAACGGCATAATACCAAGAAACTGGAACTGGTGGCGGCTCCCATCTGTATTGCCAGCCTCAAATATCAGGCCGGGGGAAAGGACGAAACTTTTTCCGGCTCTGTCCGTTACTGTAACGCTCTCCATGTGTCACCCCTCCATTCCAGACGCGAGCATGAGCGGTTGCTGTGCGCCGGTATCCAGATAATAGTCCGCATGGGACATGACGTATTCGTAGCGTTCACGGCCTTGAAAGCTGTCTATGACGTGCTGTTCTTCTGCATTCATATCGGCGTATTTCTTCTTGCCGTAGCTCGGAGGAAGCCAGCCTTTTTTCTGCCCGGCGAACAGGTTGAATTTTTCCAGCAATTCCATGTCTTTGAAAACAAGATGCGCCGTGCCCTTTTTGAAAAAAGTTACCGTGAAATACTTGGTGTCGATGTTTCTGGTGTTCTGAGTGGTTTCGGCGATGCGAAAAACGCTCTCTATATCGCCGGGCCAGTCCGTGCGCCCGCTGTCCAGAAAATCAAAGACCTTTTCGATGTCTCGGAACTTCGACGCGACCCGCCATGAGCTGAACCGCTTGTCCCAGTTGCTGAAAGCATCGTAGAAGGGGATAATGACCTTTTTGCCAACGGAAAAGCAATCGTTTGTTTTCCAGCCGTCATAATAATGCCGGTTGGGGCTATCCTCATTCCAGCAGCGAGCGGTCCATTCGTCAAAGAGCTGTACGATAGTATCCTCTACGCCGTTGATGACCTTTCCGTTCATTTTGATGACCAGAGTGAGGATATTATACACCGAAAAATCATAGTCCATAAGGGCATTGACTGAATCGTGAAGCTCGTTGATGAGATTGCTGGTGAGCCGCTGGGTAATGCTCTCCTGCTGGAATATCATACTCCAATATTTCCTGCGCGTTTGCCGGATATAGGCATTGATTCGCGCATCGTGGTCATGACCGCCAGCATGGAGTTTCAGCTCTAAAATAGGGCTGGCATACTTATCGCTTGGCCTATCCAGAATGTGAGGAATCATCGCCTCGTATTCTTCAATCAGCCGGATGCCGCAAGCCACTTCGTAATTATAGCGATTGACCCATTCTTCAATCTGATTGTATCGCACGATTTCAGCGTATTCCTGCGGTGTTTCTTGCGCCTTGTAGGTTGGAGCCTTGCGCATATCTTCCATGATAGTGCTGTCAGGCTTCTTCCGGGCAATAGTTTTGTGAACGATGGCAATCTCAACGCCGGAAGACCGCTCTGCATCCGCAAACGCGCCCGATACATACTCAATACTGCTGTCCGTTTCCAACGCCTTGAGCAGCCGTTGACGCGCAGGGGTGCATGGATTTCGGATGGTTTCGGCATTCAGAATGCAACGCACCGTCCCTCCGTGTTCGATAAGCTCCAAGGCGTGGAGCAGATGTTCCGCGCCTCTGTCAAAGGGTGGATTCATCAAAATCAGGTCGTAGCGCTTCTGCGTTTCAAAGGTCAGAAAATCATCATGCACTACGCGGAAGCCTGTATTCTCCAACTGGCTGCGCAGAAACGAATCAATCTCCACGCAGTCGATGTCGGCCTGTTCCAGCGCTTCCCGTTCGGAATGCTCATCGTAGACAGGGAAGCCTCTGCGGGCTTTGTACATTTTGTTGGCTGCAACACGGGCGAGGTCGCCTTTTCCTGCGCTGGGTTCCAATACACTTTGAGTGAAATTCCAGTCGATGCCCTGCATCAGCTTGTCAGCCAATGCGGGCGGCGTGGGGTAAAAGTTTTTCCGAGCATTTTCATTTTCAATCGAAGCAAGGTTCATCGTGCGCATTTTATTCATTCCTTTTTTCCTCAATGGATTTTCATGAAATAGTAATACTCATCCTGCTGACAGGTTTGTGCATCAATTCTGTAACAGGACGCTATTTTATGAACAGCTTCCTTCGCAGAATCGTACACGCCGATGTACTCTTCACGCCCAGATGAAAGATGTTTTTGGTAAACATAGTACATGAGAATCACCGCCTTTCCGCTCTTAAAAGATGCCATGGTTCACAAACAATGCTGTATCGTTATCCCAACAGACCGGCTCCCCGGAATCTTCAAACGCCTTGAATTCTTCATAGCGTTTTCTGTGAAACTCAAGGTTGTATTCGAACAGGTTCTTGAGTGCGACATTTGCCGTCGCTTCCACGCATGGGAGAAGCTGATAGCGTCCGGCAGTCCTTGAGCAGTAGCGAACGACCGCGCAGGGGATGCCTTTCTTCGACGTATACAGCCGTTCAACGATTGCCGCTCTGAAAATCCAACCGTTCCAGCCGTGCCGCAGGGGTGCGAAACAGATGCACGGGAACTGAACAATGTCACCGACCTTGATGTTCTTTGCGTTTTTCATAGTCTTTTGACCTCCATTGCCCTCGTAACCTCCGGGGCGGGATACTGTTATGCCTGATTGAATGCCACCCAGTAGCCAATCAATACGAATCCGTCTTTCTTGAGGTCTTCCTCCATCGCCTTGGCGCTTTCCCAACGTCCTTCAAGCGTGAACGTCATGCCGCTTTCCAAACTAACGACCTTCGCTTCGTACTTCGTCATCGTCGTTTCCTTTCTGCCGGGGATTGGCCGCCCCAGCGCGGTTTTATCGTTATTTCCTGTTGAGAAACTCCCAATCGTACACTTCATGGTCTTGCTTGTTGCCTTTCCAAACCTTCAGGACTTTGAATCCGTTGCATCGAAGGTCGGCAGCAAATTCTGCGTTGGTCTTATAGTCGTCATACCTCATGATTTTCAGGTTTCCGTTCCGGTCTCTTACAAGCGCGGTTCTCATATAACGTAGTCCTTTCTATTACATCAAATCTTCTACGCTTTCAAGGTACTGATTGAAACAATTTAAGGCTGCGGCATGGCTAAAAGCATACATTCCTTGCTCACGCTTTCCATTCACAAGCAGTTCAACATACTCGCAATGGCTTTTCGAAAAGCACTTCCATACAATTTCAACATCAAGGCCGCCGATTACTTTTTGCACATGCCTCCATACCATGTTTGCTTCATCCTCCTTGCTGCTTTCCTTTTGACATCTTGATTATACTACTCGTGCGTATAGCTGTCAATACAAAAAATACGAAATTTTGAATTTTTTACAAAAAAATTCGCCGTAGCGAATTTGCTACGGCGAATCAGCTTATTCAGGTTTCTTTTCAAGAGCGTTTTCAGCCTGTTTGCCATCTTCCAGAGAAAATCCATACTCAATGGCATCAAGCACTTTGTCGTTCATTTCTTTGACAGCCGCTTCAATGAGGTCAACGTCTACCTCGTACCCAGCCGCAAGCAGGGCATCTTTAACATACTGCATTTTTTCAGAGCCTTTGCCAGCGCCAATGACCTGTTCGGCGGCCTCAACCAGTTTTACAATGACATTCCACATGGCGTTGCGCTGTTCCGTGGTCGTTTTTTCTTCCAGCCACTTTTTCAAGGGAGGAACGACTTTCTTTCCAAGCCACGCGAGCAGGAAGTTGAAAATCAGACCGATGATAGCCACCACGATGCCAGTAAGATTGATGGTGACAGGCTGTACGGGGGGAACATGCGCAGCTTCCTCCGCGAAACCGACGAGGGGAAAAGCAGCGACGGTGAGAATCATCAGGGCAGCGAGAACCAGAGCAAAAAACTTCTTCATGATATGTTCCTTTCCGGCCTTATTTCAGGCCAATGTGAGTAAGTACGAAGGTGATGATGGCAGTGATGACCGCAGTTACGATGACGCTCGTAACGCCGTCCATCCGTTTTGCGGGCTTGGTCTTGATTTCCTCCACATCGTCAGACAGCGCATCAACCTTCTTTTCCGTCTGCTTCTGCGAAGATGCAAGCAGCTCGACGGAGGTAGCGAGTTTGTGAACGGATTCGGTGAGCTTCGCGTTTTCATCAAGGCGATTAAAAATCGTCTTGATTTGCTCGCTCTGACGAGCAAGCGCTTCACGAATGAACTGCAAGGTTTCGTTATCAGTCGGCATTGTGTTCCACGTCCTTTCATTTCGCCCGTATCGCAACGGGCGGAATGCCCGTTTTTGACGGCGGTTAATCCTTGGAGATAATCACGCTATCGACCGCAGCAAGCGTACCTCCATATGCCAGTTGAACAGATTTCAAGGTTTCCTCAGCTCCTTCAATGATGAGGACATAGGCTGGCTTGCCTCCATCGTCAGGCGTGTCCGCGCCGTCATCAGGCTTCTTATTGTCGCCGGGCGTTTGCGCATCCAGCAGGGCTTTATAAGCCGAGGAATCGAAAACGCCGGTCGCATTCAGCCCGGCTTTCTCCTGCAAAGCCTTGACGGCAGCCAGCGTTTTACTGCCGAATTTCCCATCAACGCCATTCTTTGCCTTGCCATACGAGCCAAGGTCGTAGCCAAGCCAGACAAGGGCAGTTTGCAGCGCTGATACGTCATCGCCCTCATCGCCCTTCTGCAAGGTGCGGTCGCCCAGCTTATAGGTCGGAATTTCCACGCTTCCGCTGACATAGGAAAGCATCGAAGCGGGGAGCTTGCCCCAGTTCGTCCAGCTTCCCTCCGTAACCTTGCGCTTTACGCAGTCCTTGACAAAGCCCTGCATTTCTACCGTATAGCCATTGCCGACATATACGCCGATATGGCCTGACTTCCATACGATGATGCCAGGAATATCAGGAATCGTGCCGATGGGGCCATTCTCTTTGCAGAGGCTATACATGCCGTTGGCAGATTTGTCAGGGCAGTTGTTCGCACCGTACTTATTCGCGCCGTCGAGCGAGCCGCTTTTCCAGAAAAAAGCCTTGATAAGCCCAACGCAATCGGCGCACATACAGCCGCCAGCAATATCCTTCTTATAGCCAGCTTCGCGGACACTGGTATAATGGGCTGGATACTGCTTTTTCTTCGAGTTGAACAGGCTCGTGGAGCACTTATAGCCGCACGTCCCGTACCAGTACACCCATTTTGCCGCATAAACTGCAAGGCAAAATTCAGCGAATTGAACATTGGTGAGCATCTTTTCATCGCCCCTTTCTTCCGGCGCTTTTTCGGTGAAATAGCCCAATGGCTTACGGCCAGTCAACACATTGAGGTCAACGTTGCCTTTTATGCCGGCAAGACGGCCTTTGCTGGTATACTGCCAGATGTCATGCGGCCACTTGGGTTTTGCAGAATCGGCCGGTATTGCTCCATCGTTTTTGCCCCAGTGCGGAATCCACATGATGTCGCACATACCGATGGCCGCCCCCGCCCACTTGTAGCGGGTGTTGATGTACAGGCCAATCTTCGCGCAGCCGAGCTTGCGCAGTTCATCAAGGAACGCGACGCAAACCGGCTCTGTGGTCGTCTGCGTCTGAGCCTCATACTCAATATCGGCAACGAAAAAAGACGGCTGCTTTGCCGCCTTTTTCGCACAGGACACGAAGAACCGAGCTTCTCTGCGAGCATCCTCAGACGTTCCCGCCTTGACGTAGTGGTAAGCCCCGAACGGAACGCCATTCCGAACGCATCCATCGACATTACGCAGGTATTTGGTGTCCATGCTGTCTAGTCCGCAGGATGCTCTCAAGATGACAAATTCCAGTTCTTTAGAAGCTGTTTCCCAATCCACATTGCCCTGCCATTTGCTTATATCAGCAATCATACTCTCGATGAATCCCCCTCTCTAAAGGTCAATGATTTCTCCGCTTTCGCACCACGAATCGAAGCGGGCGCGAATATCTTCTTCCAGCCCTTCCCACGGAATTACACCGCGAACGACGCGGATGCGGATGTCATATTCTCGAACGCCCAAACCCGTATCGTATTCGCAAAGAACAGGGGATAGGTAAACATCAACCGTTCCGTCCGGCTGTTCATCAATGGCATAGAATTTTCGGCCTTGCTCCGTGGGGCGGTCTCGTGGGTTGTAATGATGCGTGACGTTATCTATCATTCTTCAGCACCAGCACTTCCCTTTTCAGCGGCAGGGCTCACAGGCCACTGAATGTCGAAAGGGAATCCTTCCTGCTTCGGCAGGTCGCGCAACGCCTGTCTGTATGTCGCCCAATCACCTGTAAGTGCCTCACCAAGCGTGCGAAGGAAGCTCAGCCATGCGGTAAACGATGTGCCTGACGGAACAGCAAGCCCAAGCCTGTCAAGCGCGACTTCCGCATCGCTATCCCTAAGAAGCCGGTTTCGAATCGTCCGCGCAATTTCAGCCGCAGTTTCCGCGTCTCCGTTGGCAATCGCCGTCCCAAGCGCCTGTTCTTGCATCTCTGGCAGTTCCGCAAGCTGCTTATTGGTCATGGCTTCCGCTCGTGCAATCCTTTTCTGCCATCCGACTACAACATTCATTTTTCAATACCTCCAGAATCAATTTGTTGAGATAGGCTTCCATCTGAATAACAATGCCGTGCGTATTTCCACGCTCTGCATTGGCTTTCCAGCTTTGAAAATTTGTGCGCATATCATCCAGCGTGCATTTACCGTCAAGCACCCTCCGCTGGAGCTTTTTCAGCTTCCGGCGCTCTTTGGCAATGGATTGTTTGCTCATCCGGCGAACCACTTTACCGCTGCCAGTAAGGATGAAACGCCATTTGAGGAACATCACGCCCTGCTTGAGCGGATGGATATGCGTTTTTGCGTTCAGCGTAAGACCAAGCCGCGCAAGCCTCTCCGTAATCTGCCGTAAGCAGTCTTCCAGAAATGCCTTATCGCTGTGAATGAGGATGAAATCGTCCATATAGCGGATGTAATACTTTACGCCAAGGCGTTCCTTCACCCAATGGTCGAAGTCATCCAGCAAGGCCAGCTCCACAAGCTGTGAAACCTGACTGCCAAGGCCAATGCCTTTATCGCCGCCAAAACTGTCAATGATTTCTGCCGCACGGCGATATGCCTCATCATCTGGCACGCGCTTACGCACGGCAGCCTTTGCGTCCTCATGCCGGGTTTCGGCGAAGTAGTGATGGATGTCGCATTTCAGCACCCAGCCATTGGGGCCATGGTGGCGATAGTAGCGGTGCAGGTGCGTATCCATCCTGTTGAGCGCATCATCAACACCCTTCCCGCGCTGGCAAGCACAGTTGTCGCGTAAAAAGCTGCGCGTAATCTGCGGATAAAGGATGTTATCGCACAAGCTGCGTTGAAACTGCCTGTCTTTAATGCGCGTGGCGACGATTTCACGTTCCTTCGGCTCGTGAATCGTGAAATGCTGGTAGGAATCAATGGCGTATTTATCTGCCAGCAAACTACGACGCAGCTTATAGGTGTTTTTCAGCGCATTGGCGTGGTAAGTAGCGACGCTATCCTTCCATTTCACATTGCGGCTGCTCTTGCACAGGCCCTTATACAATTCGCTGAACGATATTGCGCTTTCGTACTCTTGTCCCATAAAAAGAACCGGCGTGGATAGCAGTAACAGCTCGAATGCTGACTGCATCGCCGGTATGTGTTCCCCCTTTCAAGCCGGGGAAGGTCGAACGCTCCTTGTGTGAGCGCACGGATTTCGGCGGCAGGGGTTTCCCCTGCCGCCTACTTTAAGCTGGCATTCTCACAATCTGCGGCCGCGCCGTTACCGTTCGACGCATTGTTGTTGTTCAACGAGCCGTCCGGGTTGACGTTGCGCACGTTGTTCGCGTTCCACGGGTTGGGCGAGCGCATCCACCACGAGGCAGAATAGCTTACAGCGTTCGGCCTTATGATTCAATCACCCTGCGCGGGTGCGGAACCATCCATGACGGCGGCGGTTCTTCCTTCTCCAATGGATTTATAACGTTCTCGGTCGCTCTTGCGCCAGCCTTTGAGCTTGTCCTCTACTTCAAGGATGAGGCCAGTCCAATATTCTACACGGTCAGATTCGATGCCCAATTCCGTATAGGCGATGTCAATCAAAGACAGCAACGCCTCTGCGTGGGAAAAGGCTTCGACCTGCTGACTGCGCCGGTAGGCATAGTCCTCCGGCTCAACAACCCTCACGGCGTTTGCCCTGCGAATGCAGGTCATAACGGCAAGCGCTTCGTTGACAATGGGCTGCGTGAGAATCCATCTATCGCGCTTTGGAAAGTTTTTCTCGTTTTTGCAAATGGTGATGGTGTATGCGCACATTTCACGCACCCTCGGCAGAATTTCAAACTTTCCGGGCTGACGCTTTGCTTTAATGACGCTCATAGAACCGCCTTTCTGCACTCAAAGCACATCCGCGCCCTGAACGGGCACGGATGTTATGGATTAGTAGATTACGCAAGCTGCGGCCGCGCCGTAACCGTTCGACGCATTGTTGTTGTTCAACGAGCCGTCCGGGATGACGCTGCGCACGTTGCTCGCGTTCCACGGGTAGGGCGAGCGCATCCACCAATATCGTGCGGTAGACGGGCTGTCAACATCGTATTTAATGCGGTCAACCTGCGTCGCGCCATCGTAGAACGGAAGCACGGTTCCCTCTGCGATGGTATCGTTCTTGCCAAGGCCAAGCTCGGCCATACTAAGCAGGAATACCTTGTCACGGGTGGTATAGCTTCCACCGAGCGTATCACTCATTTCATAGACCGTATTTCTCGCGGTTACGATGTCCACCTCACCAAGCGCGGCGGCAAAGTCCGGGTCAATGCCGTTCAGGAAACCAGCGACGCTGGCATAGCTCGGAGCCATGTCGAAGATGGTCTGCCGCTGCCACCAGCCGCTTGCAGCGTCGCTGTTGAGCCATTGCCGGATAGCGCTTTCCTGCCAGTTGTTGCTTCCATAGGCACGGCGCATAATGGAATTGAAGCGGCCAACCGTGTGGACACAATCTGCCTTTGCGTTACTGGCCGTGCCAAGGCTCGTACCGCCGCTTGCAGCGGTAACGACAATGCCGGTTTCAAGCACGCTGCCGTCCGCATTGTAGGTCGTGATGGTCGCGCCGGTAATATTCGCAACTTTGTAATCCGCTGCGTTGGCGTACCACGCTCCGACCTTCGGATGCGTCCAACCGCCGCCAGCGGGGATAGGCTGCGCAATCGTAAACTGGTATGTGCCGTCCTCGTAGGTCTGGCCGCCGTTGCTGCCCTTGTACAGCGTAAAATTGTAGGTGCCCGCTGCCAGCGCACTGTCGCTGTTATTCACCCAGAGCAGCTCGCTGGCATCCACCTGACGACCGTAAATGACATCGTGCATCAGCAGCGTCATGGTGTGAGCAGATAGGTCGTTCGGGTTTTTGTGCACATCATGTGCAACGACATCAAACAACAGGCTGCCGCCGCCATACGCCGTATGAGGCACGGAAAACTGCGTGCCAACGGGGAAATAGCGTTTACCGCCGCCGCCCTTCACAATCTCCCGCACAGCCGCAAAGCTGTCGATGTTCCAGCCGCTTGCAAGCACCTTTACGAGCGCGTTTTGCACTTTCAGCTCGTCAAGAATCTGCTGCTGCGTACCTTCGGTGAAAATATTCAGGTCAGACATTGATTCATCCCTCCGTTTGTGCTGTCTGTTCCATCCCTGCGATGGTGTGCAGGGATTCGTTGATAGACGCAAGCTCCTGTGCAATGAGGTTCGCCAGCGTCTTGGTGGCGAAAGTCGAAGTGGCGGTGTCCGTTTCGTCATCCGGGTTGACGTAGCTGATAATCAGTTCGTCATTCTCGCCGCGAGAAAAGCTGAATCCGTTCAGGCTGCCGCTGCCACCCATGCCGTTTTCGACAAGCTGATTGAGCAGGGTAAGCTCCTGCTGCATGACGGCGAGAATCTGCTGCGCGGTAGGCTCTTTGGCGATACTCTGCACAAAGCCCTCCACGGCTTCCTGCGCTTCCTGTGCGGCAGACGCGGAGCTGGAAGCGGCGCTGGCGCTGCCCTCGGCGCTAGTGGCGCTGGTAGTAGCGGAATTCACCGCAGATGTAAGCGCAGCCTGACGGATGTTCTCCGTCGCAACGCGGTTGCTTTCCGCAGCGGCACGTGCCTGTTCAGCTTGCGAACGAGCAGTTTCTGCGATTTCGCGGTCGCTCTCTGCATTTACGCGGGCGGTTTCGTTGGAAACTCGCGTTTCCTCTGCCGTATCGCGGGAGGTTTCGGCGGAAATGCGGGAGTTTTCCTTGGAAACGCGCTCAGATTCATCCTCAATGCGCTTGGTTTCCGCTGACTTTCTGGCATTTTCGTTCGCAACACGTTCCGCTTCGGCTGCAATTCTGGCTTCTTCGTTTGCCTCACGGACAGTTTCATTGCCGTCTTGCGCGATTTTCTTCAAATCAGCAGACGCTGCCTGAACCGCTGCCAGAATATCCTTTGCCGTAGGCTCTTTGGCAATGGTTTCGACCATCGCTTCAACGTCATCCTGCACAGCTTCGGCGGCAGCGGCGGCAGTCTGAGCATCCGTTGCGTGCTGGGCGGCTTCGTTCGCACTCGTAGCGGCAGCAGCGGCTTTGCTGGAAGCGGCAGACGCAGAATTTCCAGCGCTTGTGGCGCTGGACGCTGCGCCGGTTGCACTGGTTCCGGCATTCGTTTCGGACTTTTTCGCCGCATCACGAGCGGCCTCGGCAGCAGTTTTGGCCGACGCTGCATCGCCCAGATTCTTGACGGCGGTATCTGCCTTTTCAGCCGCTGTGGAAGCATCTTCTGCGGCATCATTTGCGGCAGTAGCAGCGCTATTCGCGCTCTGCGTAGCCGTGTTCGCGGAAGCAATCGCTGCATTGGCATCCTTTACAGCCTGTTGGGCTGCCGTAGCTGCGGCCTCGCAATCCTCCACTCGGCCAAGCAGTTCGTCAATGCTGGGAATCGTCTGGCCGGGGTCGACGTACTGGTTCGGCAGCGGCTCGCGCACCGTGAAAAAGGATTCGCAAGCCGACATGACCTCGCCGTCCTTGGCGATTTTGAGTACGCCGCGTAGTTGACCGGCAATCGCATAGCATTCCTGCGACAAGGTAACGCTGGCAACGTTCCCGGAAACCTGTCCAACGAGATAAACCGCATTGCCATCATCACGGGCAAACCATGCGTTGACGGTGCAGCCGGTCAAATCGACTGGCTGGCCGTTGTTCCTGACCTCGATTTCCCAAACGTGCGCCTTGCCGTCACCGGGAATCATCAGTGCTTCCTGCCAGACGTTTACATCAGGGAAGCCGCGAACAAGGTCAACCGCCTGTTTGATAGTCCAATTCAAAATTCATCGCCTCCGTTCTAATAATTGCCACCGCTATAAGAGGTGACAAACGTCTGCACAAAAAGATTGGCCTCGATTCTGGAAAGGCCATCAGGAATGATTTTGATTTCATGCCATGTTCCGCGCTGAATCTTTCCGTTGGAATCCTTGGAAAGATACTTCACAATATCCATTTCATCCGCAGACAGGTCTGCCGCAGGAATATCCGTGCCATCTACGTTGATGGAAACGCTTTTAGCCGTGTTCCCCTCGTAAATGCCATAAATGATTTCGTGGGCGTGTTCCTGAATCGTAACCGTGTGCGAATGGTCTGGAATAGAAACGCTGTGCGTGTGGCTCGGAACCTTGAGTGTAATCGCCGGAATCGTAATCACAGCGACCACATTGTGACTATGGCTGAAATTGTGGACGTGTCGCATATCATGGGTATGCACGCCTCCATCGCCGGTGTTGTTCTTTATCGCGCCAGCATAATAGGCATAGCCGGTATCGCCGGTTCCTCCCGCATTGGTGGTAAGGCTTTTCGACGATGTTTCAACGTTTCCACCTTCCGCAGTAGAGGTATGCGCATTACCGGACGCATACACGGCGTTCCCGGTTAAGCCGCCGCCACCAGAGTTCGTAGTCAGGGCAGTCGAGCTTGTCTGCCCGGTTCCCGCAGAGCCTGTAGAGCCAGTACCAGCCGCGCCGGTTGTGCCGCTGATTTTCACCGTATGGGTGGCATTCGTAGAAACGCCCTGCGAGGTCACAGTCGTGCCGCTTGCCTTGCATGTGACCTTATGCGTATGACCGTTCGCAATACTTTGGCTGCCGGAAAAGCTGTGCGTGTGCGACGGGCCTGAATGCGTGTGGCTGGGGCCGCTATGCGTATGCCCATCAATCGTGTGGGTGTGCGCCGGAGCGGAATGGTAATGCCCGAAAATATGGCTGTGAGAGCCGCCAGTATGGGAATGGGCATCAATCGTATGCGTATGTGACGGACCCGGATGATGGTGCTGCATGGTGTGGCTATGCGCTGCGCATTCCCCGGTTTCAGGCTTGCTGTTGCCGTTATAATCACGGGCATAGCCTGTGTTGCCGCTGGTATCGCCTTGGTGTCCGGCAATCGTGCCGCCAGTCGAGGCTTCGGTCGTAACAACGCGCTGTTCAGCCGTAGCCGTCGTAGCGCCGCCAGCCGAACTGGTTCTTTCACTTCCTCCACCCGCCGATGTGGTGGAAACGGACGCGCCGCCAGCGGAAGCACCTGTTTCATAAGCGCGAAATGCGCTCAACCGCCACGAAAGCAGCATCTTGTTGATTTTCTTGCACTCGGAAGGAACATACACGCGCATGGATGCAGGATGGTTCGTGTCGGCGTTGTCGGCAAACTGCTGGGCGTACAGATTGGTCGCGCCCTGCGAATACTGTGCCGTGATGGCAGCTCGTTTCGACAAATCCTCGATTGCGCTCGAAACATCGGAGGATTTGTTGCTGATGGTGATGTCCATATCCAGCGGGTCGCCGTCAACATCGGATTTCGCCGCCTCGATAATCATCGCGTCGAGGTCGATGCCCTTTTCCTCGTCAATCAGATGGACGTATTTGCCCTCGTCGAACGAGTGCCAGTCCAGCCCCGTGATTTTGGAAAGGTCAATCGCCTTGGCCTTATAGGTGTAGCGGGGATGCTTGATTTCTTCCAGTACGGCGCGGCCTTTTGCGAGCAGCGTTTCCGGCTCGGTGATTTGCAAATCAATGTAATGGCTGCACAGCACGCCATATAGGGAAATGGTGTCTGCGTCGATATACGGCCTGCCGCCATTCACTTCTGCGATGCCGACCTGATTTACACCCTCGCCGCTGCCTTTGCAGTACAGGCGCGTACACAATGCAGACGAATCCTTTTCGCGCTTGATTTGCTGCATGTTCCGCTTCCGGCGAATTTCACACGACCTGTCCTTATTCTGCCGGACAAGATTGACAGTCCACGGATAAGAATCCGTATCAAACGTCCAATGGTAATCGTCCGCAAAACAGGTCGGGATGGAATACAGCGCATCCAGCAGATTGGTGTTCTCCCATGAATACTGGAATTGATAGTTGAAATCACATTTTCCGAGCTTCCATCGCTTTACCGTCTGACGGGAAAGGATATTTTCAATAACGGCACGGGTTGAAACGCCCGTGCCGCCAATCTCCAAATAGCCGTCAATCACATCGTTCAGCAGGAAAGCAATGACGTGTTCACAGGAATATTTCAGGAACTGCCCTGCACCTGTAATATCAGTTTCCGGCTCATCGAGAATGCGGTACTTGCCCTTGCTGACTTCTCCATCAAACACATCAACGATGAAATGCGTGTCGCACAGCGCCGTTTTCGGGTCATCATACGGAAGTTCAAACGAGGCCGTGAACAGGTCGTTGTGCGGGCGTACATAGCCGACAGCAGTCGCATGCTGCAAGATGCCGACCAGCTCCATGCTGCGGTTATAAATTCTCGGTTTCAATTACAACCACCTCGCACGGAAAGACACAGCCACGGCGACGGTCGCGGCTGTTCCAGACAGAATTTTGATTTTCTTTTCACCGTTCACAGACAGCATTGGGAAATCACCTGATTTAAGCCATTTAATGCCATCCTCCGCGCCTTTAGCTATTGCCCCTGACAAACTATCCACCGTGACAGCCTGACCGTTAGATAGGCTAAAGCCATTCGAATACAGACGCATGGTTTTCAGAGCGTTTTTCTCGTCGTAATACTGGATGCGCAGGTCTGTTATGGCTGTTGCGCTCTTGTTGGTGACAGAAACGGTCAGCGGCGTAGCATATCCAATGCCATTGGAGAGAAGCGAGGAAAGGTTGATTTCCTTCGCCGTTCCGGCGCTCAAAACAAGGTTCTCGGCGCTGGCGCTGACAGTTACGTCGCTTGCGAAGGGTTGAAGCGTCATTTTCAGCTTGATGGAGCCGTTTTCCCAGTCCTTTCGGCTCAGGCTTTGGTTTCCATCGACCTCCGCCTCATAATAGCGGCTGACATCGCTGTCAAGGATGAGCTGCGCTCTGCCGGAATTGCCGAGCCATGCGGCTACGCTGTGGAGTTTCTTGGTGATTTCTTCCTCGCTCATCAGCCCGTCGCTGGATTGCTTCACGAAATACAGCGTGCCTGACATGGATTTTTCTTCGTACAGAATCCCTTCGCCGGAATCATACCGAAGCGTGCCGCTTTGCCCTGCAATCTCATACTTGTTGACCTTGGCGGTCGGCACTGCGTCCATGCTGTCCATTACGAACACACAGCCCATATCATTCAGGCAATGCTTCCCGGCGAACGTGAAGTTGTTCATTTCGCTCGTAGCCGTCGTGATAGGCTGGTTGTTGTAGACGTTGTACAGTCTATTGTCGGCGCAGGTGAACACGACGGTAATGCGTGCGGAAGCGCCGCTGCGCTCCGGCGTTGAAACCGAAGTGCAGCGGGCAAGATAGTAATGGGTCGTATCGCGTTCGGCAAACAATTTCGCAGTTCCGGCTTCATACAGCCATTTGCCGATGTCCTTGAGCTTTTTGTCTACGTCCTTGACGGTGCTGCCTCTTGCAAGGATGGTAGCTTCGATGCTCCGCATGGTGGGAACCTCTACCGCCGCGAGCAATCTGCCGCGATAGGAAAGCTCCTTGCGCTCAAAATCGGTGAAGATTTTGTTCTTCCAGCTCACCACCTTGCAATGCCCAAAGGACGAAAGATGGACGTTTCCGAAAATCATTATGCAATCACCCCCTGAGCGCTTCTGCCAGCAACCGTCTGGCGGGACTTCTTGGAAATCGTCTTACTGACGGGATTGCTGACCTTTTCACCAACCTTATCGCCATCCATGATGACATCGCCGTCCAATGCGCCGGATTCAATCAGCCTGTCGGCAATCACGCGGCCAATGGCTTCGGCTTTTTCATACAGGGACTGTTTTTCATTGCTCGCCTCTGCGGTCTGCTTCGCGGTCTGCCGGATGGTATCGCCAGACGTATAGACGGTTCCTCTGGACGGGTCGCCCACAAGGAAGGAATCATGCAGAGAATCGGTCACGTCGCCAGCGGCCTTTTCGATAAGCTGTACCTTTCCGAGAACGCCCTTGGCAAGACCGGCATCCCACATCCAGCCGATTTCTCTCTCAGCCACGGTAGACGGGCTGTGAATGCCCAGCGAGGATTTCGCCGCGCTCAACGCAGACTGTGCCGCGCTTCTGGCGGCGGCTCTGATGACGGAGGAACCGGCGCGAATGCCGTTCGCAATGCCTTGTGCGAAATTGTAGCCAATGCTGCTGCCAGCACCGTTCGTCAGCACGGAAGAAGCTGCGGAAACGGCAGCTCTGGCGGCATTATCAGCTTCGCTCGCAAGAGAACTCTTGCACGAAGTAACGGCGCTCTTGATGGCGTTGACAAACTTTGTGCCGATTTCCTTGCCGTTCGTTTCGCTCATGTTGAGAATGAATTTCTTCACAACAGCATCGGACACCTCAAGGGCTGCGGCCTCGTTCGGAGCCTGTCCATCAAGGATGGAGGTTTCCATGCCGGCCATCGCCTCATTGGTGGTACCGGTCAGCTCCTGCGGCAGCGGGACAAATGCCCCGGTAACAGTGTCGTGTAAGCCTGTGCTCGCATCTCCAACAGTTCCCTTGGCATTATCTTCGCCGGTTGCAACCGCTTCGCCAGTTTCTTCGCCTCTGCTGGTGTTATCCGCAATCGACTTATTCACGTCGGCCTGCGTAACTACGGCAGCAGCGGCAATAGCAGCAGCGGCCTGTTCAACAGACATGGTGCCATTTTTAAGGCCTTCCGCAACACCGTCAGGCAGCGCAACGCCGAGCAGGGAACCAGCTTCAACGCCCATGTCTTCAAGGATTTGGGTGAGTTCGGGTTTCCACTTGTCGATTTCGGCAAAGGTAGTCTGGAAGGTGTAATCCCACAGACCAGCCATAGGCTTCTTTCGTGGTTTTGGCTCGCACTACGACCTGAATCCGTGCGCCACTCTCCGAACCGCCATATCCGCTGTCCGTTGAAAAGACGCATATCGCCGTATCGGGCGCATCCGGCATCAAGCCCCAAAAGATATTGCCGTTCGTTTCCTTGTCGGCTACTGTTCCAAAGCCGCAAAACTCAATGTGCCTTGCGAATTGTTCAAGCAGATTCAAGGCGTATCACCCCATTTCGCTGCTGAATCCCTGCTGGGCGAGCTGCGCCATCTCCTGCTGCACTCCGCTATCAAATACGGGGTCTTCGAGATACTTCGCTTTTCGTCCGCGTTGGTGATTGAATTTCAGATTTTCGTGCTGAACAACGGCGTAGGGCGTGTCATAGCTGACGGTTCCCTCGCTGCCGTCCTCATTCACGTCAACATAGCAGGAATTTTTCAGCGGCCCTTGGTCGAGCGGAACCTGCTGCTTACTTACGGCGGCCAGATGGTCCAGCGCCATCCATGTTGCCCGCTTACTGCCGCTCTGCGTGACCTTTTTAACGAGCGACTTGTCGATTTTGATTCGCACCTTTACGCTCATTCAAGGTACACCTCCAGATGGTCATCACGGAAGCCGCTCGCAACAAAGCACTTGATGACGGTGTACTCACGCCCCTCGAAGGAAACGACGCTACGGTCAGGAATTGGCTCGCCCCGGCAAAACATCCGCGCATTGGCAAGAATCTGGTCAATCTGGCCGTCCGGGTCTTTGTAGGTGGTTTGCAGGTTGCAGCCGCGTTCCAGTCTGCACTTGCGCGTTTCCTCTCTGCCGTACACGGGTTCGCCGCCAGCAGTACGGATGTAAGGCTTGATTTTCACCATCTGTTTCAGGAAAGCATCAATCAGCGCCATATCAGTACGACCTTTCTACGCCCTTATAAAGCAAGCCCTCCCGGAGCAAAACGCCGTAGGCTGCCGGGCATACGGTTTTCTTGGTGAGCTGATTGCCCATTGCGCCGGTGTCGAAGGACATTTCAAACTCGCCAATGCGGAAGGATTCGGTTCCCTGCGGGATTTCATTGTCTCCGCATTGCGCCGCGATAGTTTTCTCGTGGGCAATCTGGTAAACGCAAGCCTTTTCGAAGGCTTCAATCTGTGACGAACGGCTCGGATTGTTCGGGAAGATAAAAGCGCGAATTTTGTCGCGCATCATTTCCAGTTCTTCCTCTGTAGGCGCAGGGCAAACGATATGCACATCAGCCATCAGCGCACCTTCCTTCTGACGGGCTTTCGCTTATTTACGACGGAAACGGGGGCAGGGCTTTCGCCGCTGCTCCCCTTCTGCTGTGCCTGAACATCTTCAACCCATACAGCCCTGCCGCTGGCGACAAGTCTTTCTTTGAAAGCGTCAGGCGCGTCCACCATCATGCCAGACGGAAGCACTCGCCCCATCACGGGCACAGGCTTGATGAGTTTACACTTCTTCAAGCGTCAGCCCTCCCATTAAGTCCCAGAGGGGTTATCTTCGCCGCCGTCAGCCTGCGCCGCCGCAGGAGTGAACACGGCGAAGGGATAGCGCGTGGCCTTGGTGGGGTTCACGCGGTTGACGGGATTGGGCAGCGCCCAACCGGCGCGGAACACGCAGCGCAGGGCGACCATATCCTGCTGGGCGAGGTTATACACAATTGCCTTGGTGGACGGGTCCTGAATGACGGCTTCACGCAGCAGCGTAGTGGTGATGTCGGAGCGGACAGCCCACACGGCCATGTTCCAGTCGCCGCCAATCAGCAGCGCCTGCGTCGCGTCCATCACTTCCGTCTTGGGGAACATGATGCTGTTGCCGTCCAGCTCATAAGCAGAACGGGAGCCAACGCCGTCACGATAGACAGCGCGGCCGAAAATCGGGAGGCCGTTAGCGTCCACGGAGCCGCGCAGCTTGGAGCGCATACCCACAGCGCCGACATAGCCGTTGGGGACGTAGCCGTCTTCCTCAATCTTCGCAACAACGCCGTCCTCGCCCAGAAGCTGCTGATACAGGCTCTTGGTGCTGTCCAGCGCCACATTGTTGCCAGCCGCAATCGCGCCGGGAACAATGCCAGCAGGGAAGTTGGCGGGCTTATTGGTGCCGAAGAGCACGGCCTTGTCGAAGGTCGCGCCGATAGCCTCGGTCAGACGCGGACGGACGTTCGCCCAAATGTCGTAATCGGAATCGTCCAGCACGTTCTGCGGAATGGGAACGATACAGGCGATTTCCTCCGCATACAGCTTGACGTTTTCCCACGCCTGAGAGGTGGTCTGCTTGTAGCCGGTGTCGCCATCCACCCAGTACGCCATCGGGAGGCTGGAAAGGACGGGCAGCACGCGGGTCTTGGTGGACATATCCGGCAGACGGCGCATCAGCTGCATCGCCACGGACTGCTCAGGTACATGCTCGAAAATCTCCCGCGAATTCTCTTCCGGGATAAGGACATCAGCACCAGTACGGTCAATGATAGCCATAGTTCAATTCCTCCAATAGTTTGTTTTGTCGTTTTACTGCGCCCGGCCAGCGGCCATGCGAATGGCGGCGTTGGCATCGGCGCTGGAAGGTTGTTCCTTGCCGCCCTGATTGCCGAGCGAGCCGCCAAAGCCGAAATTACCATGCTGGCGGCCAGAATCGGTAAACAGGTAGCTGTCGGACTTCTTGATTTCTTCGACCTGCTCATTGAGGCCGACGAGCTTGCCGTCCTGCTCGCTGATGCTGTCCATCTTGAGCAGCGGCATCACCACATCAGCGTTCCGCACGTTCATGCCGCGCAGGGCGTCCTTGATGCGGTAGGTCAGTCCGAGCTTCGCAATCTGCTCATCGCGGGCGGTGACATCCGCGGTCAGCTTCTCAATCTGGGCAGTCAGCGAAGCAGTATCACCATTCAGCTGCTGCGCCTCCTGAAGCTGGGCAGTAAGCGTCGCAATCTGCTGGTTGAGCGTTTTCGCCTTGTCATTGGCATCGTCGAATTTGGCCTTGGGAACGAAGGAACCATCGGCGGTGTTGACAAGGGTAACGCCCGTCGCGCCGTTCATTTTTTCGACAAACTGAGCAAACAGCTCGTCGCCAAGAATCGGTTTCAGGTACTCATACATTGCAAAATTCCTCCTGCTTTGCGTTTTTTACCGGCTCGCTCCGGCTTGGCAGTCCGCAGATAACCTCTGCGGCAGGCAAAATATAAAAACGCCCCTGCAACCTGCAAAGACGTTTTTAGCATGGTCGTTAAAGCTCTTAAAACTGCCGTAGGCAGCTTTATTTGCTCAGGACTTGCGGTAACTCATCTGCGGACAAGGCCGCATTGAGGCGGGCAAGGAACGCCGTCATTGCGTTCTGCACTTCATCGGGATGATTGGCGCAGTACGCCCTGTCCAGCATGTCAAAGGAAATGGTGATGTTCGTGTCTCCAAACGTAGCGCCGGAGGACAGCACCTCGGAACCATCGTCATTGACAGAGTTCACGCGAATCGACTTAGATTCATGCCTTTCTGTGAGCATCGTTTACACCTCCTTCGCCTTTTCGATAGCGTCTTTCAGGGTTTCATACGCATCGGCCACATCCTGCGCGTGGAAGGTGGCCTGAACGTGCTGCCTGAAATTCGCCGCCTGACAGGAATGAAAATGGAGTTCGGCCAGTTCCACATTGTGAAGCATCTGATACAGTGCTTCGGCATCCTGCAAAGGAATGGTAATGGTCGCGGGAGCCGCCTGTTTCTCGGCTGCGGCGGCTTTTTCTGCAATCTTTGCCATGTTCTCAACCTCCAATCGTCATTTGGCGAACTTTACGGGCGGCAGCCTCTTCGCTGCGGCGCTCAGCTTCACGCGCCCGCCCTCACGCCAGTATTTTCTCGGCAGCCAGTCAACGGATGCCGGAGTTTCGTTGTTATACTTCTCACGCAGAGCGCGTATATCAGCCTGATAGCGCCGTACCTTGGCGTATGCCTGTCTTTCTTCCTCCGGGGTGGTCGCAACGGCCATGCGCCGCTTCCAGCGCCGGATGGAGCGCTCATACTGCCGCTGGTGCATTCGAGCGGAATAGCCGGACGAAGGTTCCTGCACAGCGCGGGGCGCGGAACGAACGTCGCGGGAAATACCCTCGTAATACGTTGACAGATGGTGCAGACAGCGCGGATGAAACACGCCGTCGTTTTCCGCTTCCTCCAAGGACGGATACTCGTGGCTTTCGCCGGAAACAGAAACGACAACGCCCTCCCACGCGACGCAGAGCGGACAGGCTCCTGCGTGGGAGGAAATGACGGCCAAATCAAAGCCGTATGACCTCATGGTTTCTGTGTATCCCTCGACAGTGGCGCGTTCAATGGCTGTAAGGGTCGCCATTTCCGCATAGGTGGACATTTCCCAATGCCGCCCGGCCTTATCGACGAAGGACGAAATGCCACGGTCTGCGAAGTCCTGCAATTCGTCTTTCACAGCGTCGCGCACGGTGATTGTGCCGGTCGCCACCCTCGCGGACGCACGACCGACAATATCAGCATAAGCGTCGTTCGCCTGACGGAGTATCATCCTGTCCGCAGCGTCCATCGATGTATCCAGCTCGGACAGAATCGCCGCAACCTTCGCGCTGTTGGGGGAAAGGTGGGCAATACCAGCCCATTCCGTAAACCGCTGCGCCTCATTGACAAATGCCTGAGCGCTGCCGTTGTAGGCCGTATTGATAAATTCCTCGGACATTTTACGGCGCTGCTTGCTCATGCCGCCCACAATGCCGGATAATTCCTTGCGGACGGCGGCGGTTTCGGCGTACTTCTTTTCTGTCCATCCGGGAACAGTCACGCCCTTCGCCAGACGGGCGGCTACGCGGCCAAGCATTTTTGCCTCGGCCTGTTCATAAAGCGTGAGCATTTCACCGGCAAGGCGCTCGTATGCGGAAACAGCAATCGGCATTATTTGTCACCTTCCTCGCCTCCATCGCCCTCGCCGTTGCCGGCATCGGGTTTCTCGTAATCGCCCATGAACAGGTTCGGCTCATCCACAGCCTGACCGTTCTCGTTTTTGACGCGCTCCACTTCCTCCGCAATCTGCTTCTTCGTCCAGTCAGGGTGAAGCATCTGCACTTTCAGCTCGGTGGAGATTGCGGCAGCACGGTTGAGCAGTTCCAGCGCCGTGGACGTGGTGGAGATGTCGTTGGCCATGTTGTCGGCGAAATGCACCTTGACGGCATCCGCGCCCTCGCTGCCCTTTCCGGGATAGAGCGCCGCATCCAGATGGACCATCGCCGTCATAATTTGCTCAAGGGGCGATTTCCAGTAGGTCTGCTTCTTGCCCTGCGTGTTGAAGGACTTCTTTTCGCGGATGTGAAGCGCCGTGCCGGACTGTGCGTTTCCGTCGATACCGATGCCGAAGGTCTGCGGGGCGTAGCCCGCGATGGTGACGATGTTCCGTATCAGCTCCGCACAGGTGGCTGCATGTTCGGCAGAACGGATAGCGAACTGGCTGGGCGTGATGGGATTGCTCCCAGAATGTTCAGGGTCGATGTCCAATGCGACCAGCGTTTCCACGTCCTCATCGAATTCGTAGGTGTACTGGTTGTCCTTGAACATATCCGAAGCCTTGCGGCGCAGATACTCGGCGGGAACAATGAGCCGAGCCTTAGCCAGCCGCACATCGCGCATCCAGCTCGAATAGGTTTCATCCAGCGAATCCATCAGGCCGCGAAGGCCATCGCAGTCTGACCGCCCGTGGACGCTGGTTCTGTCCATGCGGTTCGGCCTGATGTTCGGAATATGAACCGCCATCATATCCGCGATGGGCGTTTTCATCTCAGGCTCGAAGCCGAGCTGTTCCAGCATTCCCGTGCCATCCTCCGTGCCAAGGTCGGAGGACGAGCCTTTGAACACGGCCATCGTGATTTTGCCGCGCTCGTAGCGCTCGTAAATGCGCCAGACGATATTTTTCTGCGTATCCCTTTTCAGGATGTCGAAAAAGTGGATGCACTTGAGCACGCCCAGCACATATTCAGGCCACGCACAATCGCCCTGCGTGATGGTAAGAATGGGGTGGTCTACATCGTCCGGGCGGCTGCTCAGCTTGAAATACACATCGCCAAGGACGGCGCAGGTTTCTGCGGCCTCATTCAAGAGGCCATGCACGTTGTTGAGCGAAATCAGTTCGTCGAGGCGGCGCTGCTTATCGCTGCCATCGTCCTCGGTTTCCTCATCGAAACAGGTGAAGCGCGGTTCCTCGCTGAACAGGAGGTCGGAGGACGTTGCCGCAATATCGGCGGCAATAGGAACGTGGATTCTGCATTTCCCGTTCCGATACCAGAAGGAACCTCCCTCTGCCGTGGCCGCAAGCTCTGCGCGGCCTCCGCTGTAAACAGCTGAATACCTGCGGTAATACCTCGCCTCATAGGTTCGCAGCTCGTCCCACGCCTGTTTCGGAGTGAGGAACGTGGAAAGGCTGTTGTCCTGTACGGTTTCCATCGTCCGCACCTCCAAATCACTAATAATTCAAAATAGCTCGCCTTGAATCGCGCACAGGCGCGAGAAAGCAACAAAGAAGCCCCCGTGCGCGACAGGCGAGCGCCCCGCGCAAGGAGTGAAACGCAAGGCCGAATCTTATAGATTCTTATCGAAGCAAGCTAAATAATGTATCTGCGAAGCGGATAGAAGGAATACTCGGCGCTGTCCAGACAGTCCACAGGGTAGGAACCGTCGTCCACGCGCACCCAGTCGCCCTTTGCGAATTCATCCTCCGACCACGTTGCCATCTGGTAGGCCTCGTGCCACTTCGCCATGCCGGAGTTGATTTTGTATCGCCCCTGTGCCAGCAGCATGGAGGCCATTTCAATGCGTTCAAGGATACCGTCCGACTTGTCAAAGCCGCGCACATCGAAGCGGCTCATGCCTCGCCGGATAAGCTCGTTTTTCAGGCCGCGAGTGAACAGCTTGGCGGCTGAATCCACATAGATGGTGCCGATGCGCGGATAAACTCGCGTCCACGGGATGAGCCATTCGACAATCATCTTGGCGTAGAGCTGCTCGTCCATCTTGTTGTCGATGCCCTGCTTGTGGTACATCCCGTCGATGTGGACGATTTTCTCAAAGCCCTGCGTAATGCCGGTGAGCGTGGCGACGGTCGCGTCCGTACCGCCAACGTCCACGCCGACCGTCAGCTCGGCAAAGTTCATGCGCCGGATTTTCTCTGGAGAAATGGCCACATCCTTGAAATTATAGGACGTATAGATGCGCCCGCTGGCGCTGGTGCGCTTGCCCAGAATATCCCGCTGATACCAGATGGATGCACGGTCGTATTTGGACAGCGCGTCTCGAAGGGCATCCTGCGGAATGGATTTATTGTCGAGAATGGTGAAGTGGCCATAATTATAGCCGTCGTTCTTCCCCTGCGCCTTGAGCGTGTCCTGATAATCCAGAAACTCGGCATAGAACCAATGAGACGGCGGCTTGGGGTTCAAATCGAAAAAGAGCTGGCGCTTACTGCTGGCCAGCGTTCTGTCGATGACCTCCTGAAAGAAGGTCTTATGGCACTCGTTCACCTCGGTAATATAGGCCGTACCGTAGGAATGGCCTTTGATGAGGCTCGCGCTGCGGGAATCGCCGCCGCCAGCAATGATGACGACCTTCTCGCCGGTGGACGAATGGATGATGAGCGCGTCGCGCCCGTTGTACTGCCCCATTTTGCAGCGCCCGGCAAAGTACCACTCAAGGCCGAAGCCATCGCTGTCGATGATATTCATCTTCGCGGATGACTGCGACACGCCAGCGGCGAGGTGCAGCCTGTCCGGGTGCTTATCCAGCGCCATCGCCCAGCAGATGAGGTTGATGATGTTCTTTCCAGCGCGTTTACCGCCCTCGGCCACGTTGAGCCATGAATCCTTGGAGCGGTAGATGTACTCTGCCTGGCGCTGACTGAACGGCGCGTAGTTTATCATGAGCCGTCACCATCCTCGTCCGACACAAGCACGTCCTCAATCTCAAGATTCGGCACAGGGTTGTTGATGAGGTCTGCAAGGGACTGAACCTGCTCGTTTGCCCGCTTGGCAGTCTCGTCGTCGCTGTTGTCGGGATAATCCGACTGACCGAGAATGTTTTTTCCCAAAAAGATGGCCATTGCCGCCGATTTTTCCGCAAGCCTGAACTGCATTCGCCGGAGAGATATTTTGCCGCCAGACTTCTTTTCGGCGTAAACTTGGGAATATTCTTTCCCATACGTCCGCTTGCACCATCGTGTAAGCGTTTTGTGGTCAACCTCAAGAAAATCGCATATTTCCTGCTGTGTGCATTGCAGCGCGCACAGCTTTTCGAACTCCATCTTCTTGATTTCCTTCTTTGGCCGACCGGCCTTTCCGCCTGCCGCAAAGCATCCCTCCTTTCTGTAAGACTGTCTCTGTAAGTAGTATATTATATATTATTATATATACTGACTACAGGATAGTTACTGTACTGCTCGGTTGTCAGATGAAGAACGGGTCTTTCGTACCCTGCGCAAGCATTTTCAGGTAGCCATTTGGCGCTGTAAGGCGGCAGGGAACATCGCAGGTGTTTTTATCAGTTTTGGCCGCAGCGTGCTTTTCCAGAATGTCCTCATCCATCACATGCCCGATGATTTGATAGGGCTTATGGCAGCAATGCATGATATTCCCTTTTTCGTTCATGGCTATCTGCGCCCAATGCGCGAGACAGGAGGAACAGAAATCCTCAATCATGCGCCACTTGAAATTCAGCACGACGCGCTTATCCTTTTCGGCGATGGCCTGAATGAGCGCGATGCACTTTTTCGCGTTTCCCTTGGCTTCCTCGGAGGCATAAAAGCTGCCAGCCGTACTCTCCATCGGGCGAAGCGCCATATAGTCAAAGGGCAAGTCCTTATTGGCCTCATAGAACGGCAGGATGTCCTCAAACCGTGCGACCACCTTCTGTACGCCAAGGGACGTAAGCGGCGCGTTTTTCTTTCGCCATGCATCGTACTGGATGATATTCTCCCTGACCTTCCGATACGCTCTCACGCCGCGACAGGCCTCGTAGCTGTCCTCGTCCCAGCCGTCAAGGCTCACCTTGAGATAATCGGGCGCACAGTATTTCAAGACGTTCAAGTTGGTGTTTACGCCATAATGCAGATGATTTTCTTCCAGCCATGCCGTAATCGCCTCAAAGTCGGGAGCAATCATCGGTTCGCCGCCGCCCGTCAGGATAAAGCCGAGAACGCCCAACTCTTTCAGCCGGGTGGCGTACCGCACGAATTCATCCCTCGTCATGGCGTAAGCGCCCTTGTCCAGCTCCCAGCGGTGATAAACGCAATAGGGGCAGTTATTATTGCAGTAGTTATTCAGGAACACGTCAGCCGTAATCGGTCGATGGTCCCCGGCGACGCGCTCTGGATGAAACATGAGCTTGCTGCCGTTGATGTTGCTCTCCATCATTCGTGTTGCACTTCCTTTCGCCAGCGCTGGTTCAGAATCTTCGGAACGCAGCACGTCCAGTTGATTTTGTGGTGAATGCGCTTATGCGCGGAATTGAGCATTTCCACCCTGACGGCGCTGGGCATGGACATGACGGAATAAAAGGACTTGAGGAAGGTTCCACCGTCTGCGTATGCTTCCGACATCCCCCCCTTGGTGCCCTGCGTGGCCGCCTGAATGATGGCGCAATCGGTGATGGACATAATCAGCGCCCCTCGGCTGCCCAGCGTGGTGTACATGGTCACGTCCTCGTTCATCGTGCCGACAAACTGGAACGGCCTGTCCGTGCGGCAGAAAAAGGTGTTCATCGCCTTGCGAATCACCTTCTCGCCAAACCGCTTGCCGTTTACGCCGCCGATGAAATCACCAGCCTGACAAAAGGCGACGGTGAGCGCGTCCGAGCTTTCCAGAAATTCAATCATGTCCGTGAACAGCCGGTCAAGCTGCGTACACTTCTTCGCCTTGAGATGACCGTTCTCGATAAAACGATGATGGAGGCCGGTATAATCGTCATCCAGCATCAGGAAGTACTTGAGGCCAAGGTCGCGGGCGATGTAGAAGGACTGATTTCGGGCGTAAATAATGGCGCGGTGCTCATGGAAGGTATCGGCGGTGTCCGTCCAGTTATCCACGGCCTGTTTGTCGAAGATGACGACGTGTTCCCGGCCATAGCGCCTGATGTACTCATCAGCCTGTTCGTCCTCGTTATCCAGCACCATATACCATTTGCCGGTGTAATTTCCGGCCTGAAGAACGCCCTTCATGGTAACAACCTTGTCGGCGCGGCCATGCGTGAGAATCAAAACCGCGAAATCATCACGCATCGTCTTCGTCCTCCATCATCGCCATGATGTCATCCGACAGTCTGGCATAGCCGTTCGCAATGGCATCGTCCACGTCGATGATGACCAGCGCGTTTTTCTCCATCAGGCGCTGCATTTCCGGCGTGGCATGGGCGTAATACTCGGCAATATTGCGATAATTAAAAACATTATGGCGGCGGGAAGCCTGAATCAGAAACTGCTTTTCCTCGTCGGTGATGCCCTCCGCGCTTTCAATCTCTGCAATGAGCGCGTCAGCCTTGTCAGAATCCAGCATATCGGCAAAGTTCGGTTCATCCCCCGTAATCTCGTACTGGGGAATATTGACCTTGAGGGTGTACTTGTCATCGTCCCGCTCGTCATCCTCAAATTCAAAACCGAACTGCTCCATGTCGATATTCAGGATACGCGCGAGCTCTTGGTCGAGCTTCTCATCGTCCCAATCGGCAAATTCGCCGGTCTTGTTGTCGGCAAGGCGATAAGCCGCCGCCTGTTCGTCCGAGAGGCTTTCGGCAACCACGCATGGAAACTCATCCCAGCCGAGCTTTTTCGCGGCCTTGTAGCGCGTGTGACCGGCAATGATGACGTGATTGCGGTCAACGATGATGGGGGATTGCGGGCCAAAGGCGCTCAGAGAAGCCGCAACCTTGTCAACGGCATCGTCGTTTTTCCGGGGATTGTTCTCATAGGGCTTGATGTCCTTGAGAGGCAGATACACCATTTGCTGTTTCTGCATGATTCTTCGCTCCTTTTTCTTCGTTTAGGCATTCAACTCGATAAAAGCGTCCGTGAGCTGCTTGACGGTGAATGCGCCGTGCGGCTTTCGCCATTCGCAGTCGGTATCGTCCGCTTTGCGCTTATAATAAATTTCTCTGACGGAGCAATCTTTGAGGTGGACGTCCTGATTCGCATCCTCCACGCCATGCTCGGCAATGATGGCGATAGCGTCCTTGCCGCTGGCTCTGAAATCGTCCACAAAGCGCTGCAGCAGCAGACGCTGGCCGGTCGGAACATCCTTGGACTTGCCCTTGACCTCGACGAAGATTCTTGCCCTGTCCTTGTACTCAATCGTCGCGTCGATGTCAGTCGGCGTGATATTGCCGTACTGCATCCCATCGAACAGCAGAAGCTGACGGGCACGCGCCGGGTGCCTGTATACGCCTCGTTCCTCCAACGCCGCCCACCTCTTTTCCGCAAAGAAAAAGCAGACAGATGAATTTCTGTCTGCTAAATTCGGTTATTCTAATTATACATCCGAAATTTTGAATTGAAAAGGGGGCAAATCCGGTGCAACGGGGGGTGCAAATGCGAAATCATGAATATTCTGCAAAAAGCCGCGCAGGATTTCTCCTACGCAGCTTTTCTTCACTTGTCCAGCAGGTCGCTGTGCGTTCCCGTTCGGGTCAGGGTCAGAACCAGCACATTTTCTTCAATGCGGTAAATCAGCAGCCAATCCGGCAGAACGTGGCATTCCCGATGCCCAATCCAGTTGCCTGACAGGTTGTGGTCGCGGTTCTTTTCCGGCAGCGCTTCGCCCTTGGCAAGCAGGGCGACAATTTCCGCGAGAGCTTCCATTTTCAGGCCGCGCTTCTTCGCCAGCTTGTAGTCCTTCCTGAACTGCGCGGTGACTGCAAGGTCGTACTTCGTGCGCTCGTTGTCGAGGCCATCCAGAAAGCTCTTGCTCATTCCTCGTCATCCTCCAAATCGGAGAACAGCTCCTTGACACTGTGGTAGCGCTTTGCGTTGGGGTCTTTTGCAATCCTCTCTGCTTCCAGCAGCGCAGCCATCGTTTCCCGATTGGGGCGGTCATCCAGCCGAACATCGAACGGAAAGCCGCCAGCGCGAATGGACTTGCGCAAGAACACATTGATGGCAGTAGAGAGGTTCATGCCCAAAGCTCCGTAAATTCCTTCGCATTCCCGCTTTACGTCGGAATCCATCCGAACAGTGACGTTGGTGCTTGTGCTCATGATTATCAGCTCCTTTCTGCACTATATTATACAGCGTTTGCACATATAATGCAATACTTTTGAAGTAATTTTTTGCATTATTCGGCCATCTGATAGATTTTCTCCATCGCTCGCTGCTTGAGGCGCTTCAAGGAATCCTTTGACGTTTCCTCCTGAAAAGCAGTCTTGAACTTGCAGACAACCTCTTTCCAGTATTCCCCGTCGATGACCTGATGTTCCACAATCCAGCGTTCCCGCTCGGGTAAACCGTTCAGCCATGCCGAAACGAACAGCACGGTGAAATACCTTTGTTCATGCTCCTGCCGGGTTTCTTTCAGCTCGGCCTGCATTTCCAGAATATCATCCGGCACCCAGCCAGAGGCGAGCATGATACCCAGCTTCTCGGTTGGGTTTCCCACGGTCGTTCCGTGCGGCATACCAGACAGCTGCTGCGGCCTGACGGCGGTCACATCCTCATCCATGGTCGCCATCGCCTGTCGGATGGCCTTTTCAAGCTGGCTGATTTCCGCTTCCAGATGCCCGCAACGTCCAACCTCGAAACGGTACGCTTTCAGCATTTCGTCAACCTTTTCGCGTGTCATGCTCTACCCCTCCATGCCTCAGTTTCAATCCATATCCCCTCAAACGGGGGAAGCTGCCTCAGAACGGCAGCTCATCGTCATTCACCTGTACAAACCCGTTCGCATCCGGCTGGTGGGCGGGCGCGGCGGCGCTCGCGTCAGGAGCGTAATCCTCGGTCGGTTCGCTGGGCTGACTGCGCGGCGTTAAAAACTCCACGTCGTTGGCCAGCACCTCGGTGACATAGACCTTTCGACCGTCCTTTTCATAATTGCGCGTGCGCAGCTCGCCACAGACTGCAACTTTCCTGCCCTTGGCGAGGTACTTGGCGCAGTTTTCAGCCTGTGCCCGCCACGTCTGCACGGTGAAATAATCCGCCTGGACAACGCCGTCCTTGTTCTTCGGGCGATTGACGGCGATGGTGAACTGACAGGAGGCGAGGCCGCTGTTCGTCTGCCGAAGCTCCGGGTCGCGGGTTAGGTTGCCGACCAGAAAAACCTTGTTCATAGCTATCCCTCCGTAATAATCCAAGATTTCCCGTTGAGGCGGCTTCCGCTTCCAGCCCTCCACTTCCTCATGTGTGAGCAAATAGCCGTGCGGAAGCCGCATTCAAGCTGTTAAAGCATCATCAGCACACCTTGTTACCGTGCTTATAGGGGCGTGTTTTGTTATAGCTGTGCTTTTCGAGGATGAGCGTCTCAGCGTCGATGCCCTGTTTCACAATCCAGTAGATAATCATGGCGGCAACCGTCATGAGAATCTGCCCAGCCTTTTCCGCGTTATCCGCGCCGTAGGCCTCGGATACGATGTAGTGCAGGAGGCAGAGAAAATCGGGGAATTTCTGTTCGCAATCCGCTCTGCGCGTTTCCGGCATGTCTGCCAGCAGCTCTGTGACGGTGGTGACATTCTCCAAATGCCCGCCAATCGCGCCGATGAAATCAAAGATACGAATCACAGCATCGGCCAGCTCCACGGCGATGCCCTCCGGCTTGTGCCCACGGTACTTGCACTCGTTTTCCCTGCCAAAATTGAGGCACTCGTTTTCGTCCTTAGGGTCGCAAATATGAATTTCGCCGGTCTGCGCTTCCTCACAGGCATACCAGATGTTCGGTCGGGCGGCGCGATATTCTTCCAGCGCCTCAGACAGCTCCGAATGAATCAGGGACAGGATTTCGCCGGTCGAGCGTTCCTCATCCCACCAGCCGTGCCGGTCGGCATTGTCGTGTACTTCTCCGAAAAACTCATTGAGATTAAGCATCGTTTTTGTCCTCTCTTTCCGTAATGCGGTCGCTGACGACCTCGTTGAAATCAATCTGCAAGCCGATTTTCTGCCACACCTCTTCGATGGTCTCCATGCTGGTAAGGGAAAACAGGATTTTCTCATCAACCAGATTGAGAACATCCTTGCAGCGCTTCATGCCAAAGCCGTGCAGCTCGTTGAGCGCGAGGCATACGGCGGCGTAGCAGGTCTTGATGACGGGCCCGGAAGCAACGGCGAATCCGGCTTCATAGCCCTTGTTATAGTTTTCTTCAAGGTCTTTTATCGTGATGCCGTTCTTGACAAGCGCGTCCATGCGCTGTTCCTTGGTCATCCGCAGATACTGCGGCTGTTTCGGCTTGGGCTGTCCTCTCTGCGCTTTCTTCTGAGCGCGTCTCTGTTCTCGGTTCATTCAGCAGCACCCTTTCAAGCGAATTAACAGCAGTCCTAAGAATCTGATTTTCGAGCTGCAAAGCGTGATAATCTTGTGCCAGAAGAACATGGCGGCCTTGCAGGAAACGGATGCGCCGCGCGTAGCGCTCACGGTCGTGCGCGGCCTTTTCCAGCTTACGGCGCGTTTCCTGATGCGCCTTTCGCTCCATGTCGAGCAGGGCGATGAGCCGCGAAACCGTATCGCCGCTCATTATCGGTAGTTCCTTCCCGTGCGCCTGTCCCTGACCTCTACGCGGGCGGTCAGTTCAAACCCGGCGAGGTCGATGAGGGTCTTGATGGACTTAATCAGACGGTTGCAGCGCAAGTCGGCCTCGTCCAATTCGAGCTGCTTGTCCCGCATGACGTTGGTGAGCGCGTCATGCGCGGTCAAATCCATATAGCCCTCGGTATTGCGCAGCGGAACGCGCATTTCGTCGCTCATCCTCGGATACACCTCCCGCAAGATTCAAGCTCGTGACATACGCCGCCGTGCCACAGGCAATTCGGAACCAGAAACTCGGCGATTTCAGGCATGACCTTGGCCGCTTCATCGCACATCATCCCGGCGACCTCCCGCGTCTTTGCGCTGGCCTTGCTGCACAGCCGCTTATTGGCGATGGTCATGAGTTCCTCCGCATTACAGAAGAAAATCATATCCACAGGCGTATTTCGGGGCGCTTCGTCGCCGTTCATGCGGTCTTGCCGGTCGTTGCGCAGGCTGGAAACGAACGGGACGGCGTGGACATGGCGGGCAAAGTGCGTCGCCGTGTTCGAGGGAATGTTCTCAATCAAAAACGCGAAATTCAGCACGCGCACGGGCGAATGGCGGGCATTGAGAACATCCCGCAGGAGCTTCGAGGACGGAGCGGAGACAGGCGCTTCGGTCTTTCCCATCGTAACCCAAATGCAGCGCTTGAACAGCATCAGCTCCCGTTCCTCCGGCCTATAGATGAGCGTTACCTTGATTTCGGGCTTATTTTCCACGTCAAGCCCTCCTTTCGTATCGCTGAATGGTGCCGTCATTAAATTCGACGGTGATATGCGGCGGGTACTTCGCACAGACCTTTCGCGGTTTGAACTGTACGGCCTTGATGCGTTTGGGTGTGACATGCTGCTTTTCGCATTCGTCGCACTCTTTTTTATCGGCGTAAAGCGTGCCGCAAAACTCGCACTTGTACTGCGTAATTTCCTGCATGGCTCATCCCTCCACAGGCGGCTTTTTCATGTTGCCGCTTTGATTTCTCCACATATGCAAGCAATGGGGATGGAGATTGACGTACTCAGATTCCTTCGGATGGAACTGAACGCACTCTTCTTCGGGGTAAAAGAACATCCGTTTGACCTCGCACATTTCAGCCCACGTCGGGTCGCGGCTGGGCAAGGCGACGGAAACATGCTCCCACACTTCACCAGCGCCGTCCCGTTCGATAGACCAGATGACGGAGGCCATTTTCTCCTTGCCGGTGGCGCGAAGCATCACCCTCGCCACGCCTCCGCGAGCATCGGCCTGTCCGACGAGCGTTCTTGGAAGCTGCAAAATCTCATTCAGCGTTTTCATACCTTCACCCTCTTCAAAGCCACGATTCGACAACGCATGGCGCGTCTTTCACGGAGCGCTTAAAGCACACCAACCCGGCAGGGACGCAGGCACGCGCCTCGCTCAAGGACTTGGCAAGCGCACAGTACGGCGTTCCAGCCGAGCCATAAAACAGGCGCACGACGAAGTGATTGGGAAAGTCGGTCGGCTTATCAAAAATGACAAACAGCGCAGGAACCTTCGCGTTGCGGTTCCATACAGTATTGAAATCCCTGACAATTTTGGATTGAACGTTCATCCTTTCACACCTCCGTGCCGGTTATCTCCGCGCCCTGTACGGGCGCGGATTGCCGGATTCTTTCAGATGACGCAAGCTGCGGCCGCGCCGTAACCGTACGACGCACTGAGGTTGCTCAACGAGCCGTCCGGGATGACGTAGCGCACGTTGCGCGCGTTCCACGGGTAGGGCGAGCGGAGCCAGTAGCAGGATTCGTCGCCGCTGGGAGAATCGGTCTTTTTGCGATTCTCAGGGTTTTCGTAGAACGGATAAGCCGCGCCCTCGTCCTTGATATTGTCGCCGGTAAAGCCCAGCTCGGAAGCGGACAGCAGGAACAGCTTGTCCTGCGTCGTATACGCTTCGCCGCCCTCATCATCGTTGCGGTAGGTGGTCTTTTCGACCCGGCGCATAGCTTCACGGTCGGCCTCCGGGAAACCGGAAAGGAAATACTTGTTCAACCAGTTCCGCAGATTGCAGGTATCCCACGCATTGCGGCCCCAGCAGTATTTCTTGTTGGGCGTATCAAAGGGAAGGTACATATCGTCCAGCACATTGGTCATATGCAGCGTGACGGTCTGGCGCTTCTTCCCGACCTCCTGCCCATCTATGCCAACGCCAATTACCGTCCAGTCGATATTGCCGAAACGGTTGTGGTGCGAAATGATGCGGTCGCCTACTTTGAGATTGATGCTGCCAGCATCCAGCAGGCTGCTCACTTCTGCAAGGCTCTTGCAGTACACGCAGTCCCAAGCATTCTGGGCGATTTCAGGCTCTTTCAGCGCTTCAACGCCCTGCCGGAGCGAATGGAGGTTCTGCTCCAAGCCGGAGATTTTTTCAAGCATGACCTCTTTGACCTGCTCAATGCTCATCATACTTTCCATGGTTGTTCCTCTCTTTCTCGCGCTCTCAGGCACGTTAATCCTTCTCTGTAATCACCCTGCATTCGGGAACGGCTTCACCGCCCCAAGGGTAAGGCTCGTCATAGCAGACGCTCCAACCGCCTTTGGGATTGTCGTGCCATGCAAAGCAATGACGCAGCGCGGCGTAAATGTTCCATGCCCGATGATGCAAAGCGTCCTTTTTGCAGTCAGGCGTGCCGCAGGCCGTGCGGCCAAAGATGACACAGGCGACGATTTGAAGCAAAGCAGCAGCCGTATCTCTGCGCTCGCAATAATTCTCCGCGTCGCGCACATCGAGCATCATTTCGGTGATGCGCTCAAACTGACCAATTCTCATGCGGGCATACAATTCGCAAGCGTCCTCGACCATCTGCGCCTGTTCTCTGGTCAAGGTCAGAACCACTTTTTCAGCCATCCTCCGTTCCTCCCTCCGGCTGAAAATTATCCTTCATGTTCACGTTCCTGCGGCAGCAGGAGCATTTCTGATGCCGCTTTCCAAGCCATGCACAGCCCACGCATGGCGGCGTGCCTTGCAGCGCAACCGGCAGGGTAGCCGTTTTATCAATCAGGCGCTGCACGGATTCAAAAGCAGCCATCGCCGCAGCGGAGGTGGCGTTCCTTTTGCCTCGTCCAAGCCTGTCATGCATCTGCACGACCTTACGCCGCAGATAACTCGCGTCAACAGGGCGAATCCTGCTCACATTTACCACCTCCGCAGCTTGTAAAACGCAACGGCGAGCCAGTTGCCAAAGGCCGTGAGCGGGTAAAGCGCCAGCATGACCGGCATGATGCAGCAGTAAGCCGCAAACCTCTTGAGAAAACGCAGCGCTCCCCAGCAGCGATATTGACGCGCCTGAATCCTGAAATCATACTCGTACGTGCTCATTCCTCCTTGCCTTTCAAGCGCTTGGCGATTCCGTTCGAAATTCCAGCGACCAGAGACAACAGGCAGAATGCCGCGACCACGCAAAGGCAAAAGCCCAGCGCCACGAAGAAGCCCTTCACACCGAGCAACAGCATCGCTCTGACATCAATCACCTTGAACCCCTCCTGTTCGTTTTTACGTCGGAATACTTTTTCAGATATTGAGAAGCCATTTCTCCGAAACGCTGCTCAACAAATGCAACTTTGTTCTTGCCGTTTCTCCACTTACAGCCCATCCATTTCCGGCTTTCTTCATCGCGGCATGGGCGCGGGCCCTGCAAATCGCAGTCGCGGCAGTCTGCAATGCGGTCTTGAATGAGGTTGGCGCTGTTCAGCGCCGCACGGTCTGCGGTCAGCTCCCGCAGCGTAATAAGGCGGCATTTTCTGTCAAAGGCGGCCAGCTCTGCATCGTCGGCATGAGCGGCAACGGCAGCCGACAACCATTGGCAGAAATCGCACAGCGCGTCAAGCTCTGCATCGCGTTTATGCCCATACCTCACTCAGACCGCCTCCGGCTACATATCGAAAATTGAAACGTCCATTCTGGGCATATCGTCGTACCGCTTGGAAATCTCCGTGTATACGATTTGCCGGTCATCGTTGTACGCAACGCCGTTGAGCGCATCGGCAACCACCTTGCATACGTTATCAATATCGGGCTTCTTGGCCGGGCGAATCTCTCCGTCTTTCATCCGCTGCCGCTTTGCCTTGCTGACAGACTTCGGGATGGAGAAATACGCGGTCACGCGCAGCCCAATTTCCCGTTCGCCAAAGGAAAGACCAGATTGGCGCTCATACTCGACCTTGATGAGATTCTCATAGGAGACCGTTTTGCCCGGCGTGTAGGCCTTGACAAAGGAACCCTGCCGGGAGAATCGCGGTCTGCCTTTTCCGACCGGCTCTCCGGGAATCGTAAAATGAACCTCCATTGCCTTTGCACCTCTTTTCCGTTACGCATCTACATTTCGTTCAATCGGGTAATACCGCATGTGCTTGGAATCGAACAGCACACAGGCTTTGCCCACCGCGCCCTGGCGCTGTTTTGCCACGCCGATGCAGATGTAAGTGAGTTCGCGCTGTTCATACAGGTCGAAATACTCTCTGTCTCTTGGGTCAACGTAGGGGTCTTGCGAGCTGGATGGGCGGTGCAGGAAAATCACGCCGTCTGCATCCTGCTCAATATCGCCGGACGCTTTCAGGGATTTCAGCGTCGGCATTTGTCCGTCCGTATCGCGGTTGACCTGCGCCAGCGCGATGATGGGAATATTGAAATCCGTCGCCATGTCCTTGAGCGACTTGGATATATAACCCACACGAAGGTGTTCTTCCTTGATGTTCTTCGCGGTGTGCATGAGTTGCAGATAGTCCACGATGAGCATGTCCAGCTCGCCTTTTTCGACCATGCGCTGGCACTCCCGGCGTAAATCCTCCACCGTGCGGGTTGTGAACAGAAACTGAATAGGCAGGTTGGCCAGCGGCGAAACCACGTCGGCGATGCTGCACCAATCTTCTTCGGTCAGTTCGGCGCGGCGCAGCTTCATTCCATCAATCAGCGCTTCATGAGAAATCATGCGCTGGCCAAACTGCACGTCCGTCATTTCTCGGGAAACGACGGCAACCTTGAAGCCTTTTTTCGCAGCTTCCAGCGCGATATTTGCGCCGAACGCAGATTTGCCAACGGATGGGCGAGCGCCGATGACGGTAAGCTCTCCTCCAAAGAAACCGCCGATGAGCGCATCCACATTGGAAATGCCCGTAGTGATAGATTTTTCTTCGCCCTTTGCCCGCCGCTCAAGGTAGTCATAGGTCGCCATCATCACATCGACCATCGTCTCGACCTTATGCCCGCCAAGCTCGATGTTTCGGCTTTCGGTGCGGAGCTTTTCAAGCACGGCGTTCAAATCCTGCGACGGGTCACGAAGCTGGTTGATGGCTTCTTCCACCGAGCGAATACTTTGCCGCCGAGCAGACAGCTCTTTCACGATTCGGATATAGCTTTCGATGTTCTGAAAGCTGAAACTCCCATGGAGACATGCCAGCATAGCGTTGGAAACCGCAGCGCTCTCGGAAGCGAAAAGCTCTGAAATGGTCGCGTCAACCGTAACAAGGTCAACCTGCAAGCCCTTGGTAACTGTCGCTTGAATGGCGCGGAATACCTTCCCGTACTCAGGGTAGTAAAAATCGCCCTCGGAAATCTGGGACAGGACGGACGAAACATCCTCGCCCTTCGTCAGCAGGGAATACAGAACGCTTTCCTCCGCTTCCTGCGATGCAAAGTTTTTACCACCGGCCAGCATGACCTGTTCGGCGACATAATTGTTATCGGCCATTTTCAAGCCCTCCGTTACCAGAATTTTCCTCGAATGGCGGGCGGCTCAGAACCAACATTGCCGTCCTGCCGCTTTTTCCAGTTTCCAGCTTTGCGCTCATGTTCCAGCGTAGCCGCATGGGCTTGTTCAAGCGTTTTAACGCCAAGCTCTGCCCAATTTTTGAGGATGGCAAGGATAAACCTTTCGGGGTTATCTGGATGTGCCAGATTGGTTTCCTCTACGGCCTTGCACATCACATCCGCGCCAAGCTCATTGTAGTAATCCTCAAGGAACTGGCCGCTTTTACTGCCTCCATGCGGAATCAAGCCGATGTTCTGCTCATAGGTCTGGACAAACCGAACCCAGTCCGGGTCAAGGCCGTCGATGGAGAACATATCCTCCGGCTCGTTCTTCGGCTTCTCCGATTCAGACGCGGCCTTTCGCTTCGCCCAGCGGGCATTGACAGCCTTTTGCGCTTTTTCAGACCGCTCTCTGGCTTTCTGAGCCACCTCATCAAAACGGCGATTGAATGATTCACTCCAAAACCGTTCGCCATCTGTTTGGAACAGACCAACCTCGATGCATTTGTCGATAAATTCCTTCACATCGAGGCTGCTGCGAAGGTCGTATGTAATCGCGTCGAACTGCTCCTGTGAATAATCAAGACTGTGGCCGTTGCCACTTTCTGACGAGAACATTTCCAGCATGGCGAAATAACAGCCGTAACCCTCCATGCCATACTTTGCCCGCAGCTTCATCACTTTCGGGTCGTTCCGCGCATCCTCATCGTGACTGAAATATACAGCTTTCACGGTTCGCCCCTCCATCAGGCCGGGAGGGGGAAACCCTCCCAGCCGCCTTTCTTTACGCCATCACAACCACGTTACAGCCGTACAGGCCATTCTTGAGATATTCGGCAATTCGCGCAACCGCCGTATTCTTCCAAGCGCCGCCATCTGCTTCAAACAGCGCGGCATTCGCCTGTTCGTCGATGCGCAGGGTAAAATTGCTCTCCGGCTGGTCAACCTCGGCAAAAGTGCGCATGGGCTTGAGGGGGACGGGGTTCTGAAACTGCGTATTGCTGGCGAGCGTAATGCCCTGCTTGACGGTGATGTTCTGAGAAACGCCGTCATCGCCAACGTTGCAGCTCTGCTCCTTGGTCATGGACTTCATCACCTTGAACAGCTCCGCACGGGCGGGCGTATCGATGAAGGTAGAAAGCAGCATAGTATTGAACCGCTCTGTATCCTGATAGCGCCCGAACGTGATTTCCGGGGTATGCGCTCCGCACGAGGCAATCACATGGCGTTCCTTCTGGTACTTGGAGGGCTTGCCGAGCAGGGCGACGCTCTTTTCGTCCTCCACCATGACGATGAGCTTTTCACCGTCCGGAATCAGCCCTTCAACGTTCTCGTTGATATAGGCGATGAAACCGTCGAGGGTGAAGAAATCAAGCGGCGCGGGCACAGGCTCATCGTCTGGAATGGGCGGCGTGATGCGCTCCCACGCCCTGCGATGGCTATTCCAGAACATCTTCACGCCGTCCACTTCGATGACGGCCTGCTCGTTCTTGTCGTTCGCTTCCTGAATTTCCTTGCCAATGCCGACGAGCTGTTCAACCAGCTCAGGCGCTCCGTTGAAGAATCCATCCATTTTCGTATACCTCCTGCATTTTACTGGGCTTCCTGTTCACGCGAGAATCTCATCACGCGGGGAATAGGCGCTTCGTTCCCTTCGATGTCGAGCTGGCCGGGAAGCTGGTTCGTGCGCTCGGTGGCAATGATGCTGCCATCATCTCCGAAATTCAGCATGACGGTCTGGCTCAGTTCGCACTTGGCCGCCAGCTTCGAAGTGCAGCTCACCTTGAAATCGCAGGAATCCCTGCGCTCGTTGGGAACGATTTTCACTTTCAAGGTGACCTCGCGGGCTGTCTTTGCCGGGGTGTTGGGGTCGCACACGTTATCCCAAACCCGTTCAAGCTCCTGATTGAAGCGCTCTTCCACGCCGCCGTCCATCAGGTCGGACAGGCTTTTAATCGGGCGCTGATTTGCCATAATGGTTCGTACCTCCTTCAAAACGGAATCAGTTCGAGGGGAATGCTCATGCCGTTTGCTGCCGCTACAGTCTCGACATGGGTCTGTTCTGTAATCTCCTGCACCATGCGCTGCTCGTCGCTCCGGCTGTCAGACAGGTGGACAAGGACAATCTTCACAGCCTTGGACAAGTCGTTTGCCGCGAGCGCTTCCTTCAACCGGCGAAGCGACATATGCGATTCAAGGAGCCGGTTTCGGAGGCTGGCATCCAGCTTGCCGCTCTGCAATGCTTCGTTCATCACTTCGTCGCAGTAGTTGCATTCGACCAACCAGTAATGCACGCCGGGGAAGGTATACCGCAGATAGTAGGTGTCCGTGGCATAGAGCAGCGTTTCGCCGGTGGCCTCATAGCGGACGAGAAAGCCAAGGGGTTCTGCCGCGTCGTGCTGCGTCTCAAACCCCATGACGGTAAATCCTCCAACCCGCATCGGTTGCAGCGGTCTGACGAGCTTTAATTGCGTTAAATAGATATTGTCGTCAAGGGCTTGCTTGGTTCCTGCGCTGCAATACACAGGAACGCCCCGCCTGACCAATTCCAGAACGCCTCGCGCATGGTCGCCGTGCTCATGGGTGACAAGACAACCAACCACGGAACGGAAGTCCCTGATGTGCGGGAGCATCTTCCTGACTGGAAGCCCTGCATCAAGAATGAGGACTTCCGTTCCAGCTTCCAGCAGGTAGCAATTCGCGCCGCTGCCCGTAGAAATCACCTGTAGCCGCATCAGAATCCGGGGTCCATATCCTCATCGTAAATTACTGCGGCAGCAGGAGGAGCGGCAGGTGCAGCGGCTTCAGGGACAAGAGCGGCCTCAAGCGCAGGGGCAGCGCCGGTGGGCAGGACTATCGGCTGACCGTTGGCATTCTGCGCGGCTTCAGCTTCTATGCGGTCATCGACGGAATCATTGGCAATCGCATTGGCGAACTCGACGGACATCACACCGTACTTGGAGATAATAGTCTTGAGGACGGTTTTCAGCGCCATCGCGTCGAAATTGGTATGCCATGGGGAATCGGCCTTGCTCCATGCCTTGCTGTAGCGCTTGGCGTGCGCTTCGACCTTTTCCCGCGTCCAGTACACGCACTTTTCAAAGCCGTTCAGGAGCTGGAAGTAGGCAAAATAGCCAACAGGTGTTTCACTCTTCGCCGTTCCGCTGATTTCCAGCATGCCCGTGATGCGGTTGTAATTCACCGATTCTCCCTCGCAAACCACGTCGGCGTTGATGTAGCGGTACTGGCCGCTTCGCTGGGCAAGCTGGATAAGGCCACGGAAGCCGAGCTGGAAAGTGGGAACGTTGTTGTAGGGGATGATGTAAGCAAAGCCGAGCTGCTTATTGATGGGGAGCTTGAGCGTCGCGGCTTTCAGGGCTTCCAGAACAACTCTGTTCGGGTCGCACTTCTGCAAAGCTCCGTCACTCTGGTACAGCTCGATGATGCTCGCCATGAACGCGCCCGCATTCTCCGCGAGGATGTTGCGGAAATTCTGCTGCATCGTTTCGTTGTTCAAGATACCTTTCAGTTTGGCAAGGCTGTTGGTCTTGAGGGTAACTTGGGTTTCAGCCATCCTTGGCACCTCCTGTAATATTTCACGCCTCGCGGACGGAAAGGGACTCGTCCGTGCTGACGTAGAGTTCGATTGTCTGAGAATCCATCTCAGGAAGTGAATTGCAGCGTTCGGCGTTGTCAATGAACAGCGGGAGGCTGACATCGTAATGCCGGGAAAGCACATCAATAATTTCGCAGTCGGCGTGTACCTGTGCAGCAGTATTCGCGCTCTCATAGGCCACAAGCCCGCTGTCGCACGGAATCATACAGGTGCAAACATCCACAATGCCGCCGTTGATTTGGATGTCGAACAGCTTCCAGCGGACAGAGTGGAACCGAGCGTTGATGGACGCTTCCAGCGCGCTGCACCTGTCCTGCACAAACTTCTCGCACAGGGCGATGAGGCTTTCAATCTCGCTGACGCGAGCGCCAGAATCCTTCTGCTGCGCTTCCAGCGCGGCAATGCGTTTTTCTGTTTCAAGCCCAGCGTCGCGGCGAGCAAGAACGGCGCGGTTGCGGTCAATGATGGTCTGAAGCTCGGCTTTGCGGTTCTCATACCCTCGGATTTTCTCATCCGGCGAGGCTTTCAGCTCCTGCCGTTCTTGCGTAAGCTCCTGTTCCACATCCGCAATGCGCGGCTCGCTGGCAGCATAATCAGGTTCGGCGGGATAGGAGTTGACTTTGGCAAAAGCCGCATCGCGTTCCGACATGGCCGCGTTTGCTTTGCCCGTAAGCTCATCAACTGCCTGCATGGCCTCCTGTACAGAGGTCTCGCAGCGTTCAACGGTTTCGGAAGCGGCCTTTCCTTCCAGCTTGATGGCGGCAAGCTCCGCTCGCTTCGCGTCAGCCATTTTCGACCGGGCGGCTTCGATGGCTTCCTGCGGCAAGCTCTGCCCGCAGCAGGGGCAAACGGTTTCAGCCTCCGCAACAGGCGTATCGCGCACAGCCGTGAATTTCTCGCGGAGCTTATCCCTCGCAGCCGTTGCATCTGCCAGCGCTGCGTAATCCTTTTCCAGCTTCTTCTTGGCATCTGCCAAAGATGCGGAAGCGGAACGGAACGCTGCGGAAGCTGCATCGGCCTCAGCCTGCAGGAGCCGCTTGCCAGAAAGATGCTCGTCGGCAACGCGGCGTTTGAGCGAAACAAGCTCCTGTTCCAGCGCCAGCACCTTCATCCGGGCATTTCCGGCGCCATTTTGCGCCTTGGCTTCGGCAATGTAGCCGTCTATGCGCTCAATGTCCTTGAGGCTGTCCGCAACAAGATATTCCGCATCAGTAATCTCGCGGGGCGTGAAGCTCGGAAGGGCTTTTCTCGCCTCGTCAATGCGGACAGGAATCATGCGCAGTTCTTCATTCGTGCGCTTTCGCTGGTCAACGAGGTACTTGCGCAAGCCGTCGATGCTGATATTGCGCTGGGCGCATTCATCGGCGAGCGGGCGATATTCGGCGCGGGCAAGCAGCTCGCCGTCCACATCGCTGCCGGACAAGGAAAGCAACTGCTCCCGGCGCTTTTTCCAGTCCATTGCATTGAACGCGGACAGACTGGCAATCAGCCGAAACAAATCCTCGCTGGCAATCTGAGAAATACGCGCTTTGAAATCGGACAGCTTGGTTTCAACGTCGTTAATCCAGTAGGTTGAGGCGTTCCCCTGGTACACGGCATCTGCGGAGCCGCGCTTTTTCACCCAGTTTTCCCGCTGCGTCCTGCGCAGGTTGAAGGGCTGGCCGTCCAGCTTGCATGTAAGCTCAACGGTCGTGTCGAGATAGTGAATCTCCCTGCCGTCCTCATCCAAGGGCTTGTCCCTGAAAGCATCAGAGCCGGGGGCGTTGCCGTGGCTGTCCTTGTTCCACATGCACCATGCAAAAGCATCCGCAATGGTGGTCTTGCCAACGCCGTTCATGCCAAACAGGCGGGTACGACTTTCGGAAAAATCAACCTCGATATGGCGGCAACCCTTGAAATTCTCAATGCGGATGCGGTCAAGTATCAGACGCATTGTCCTCATCCTCTCCATCGTCATCGTCGAAGATAGCATCAATCAAGCTGGCCAACATTTCCTTGGGGGACGGTTTGCTCTTTTCCGGCGCGTCCTCTTCTGCCGCGCGGCGCTTTACGGTTCCCTCGCACACCTTGATGACCTCGGCGCTTCCGTTCTCGACCGCCTTGCTGAAAATCGAATTGGCGATGCTGAACTTGCTATCCAGCAGCTGCCGCATCGTCCCGGCAAGAGCGATGCAATCAGGGTGAATGAAGAGCGGGTCGGCTCCGGCAATATAGGTGCAGACCTTACCGTCCTTTACGGCGATGATGAGAGCGGCTCCAACCGTCTTGGGCAGATGCTCGGCGGCGTGGGCAAGCAGTTCGGGGGTCTTGAGAATGTTGCTTTCCTTCATGGTGTATACTTCCTTTCTCTGGTCGTTGGTCGTTATCCGAAAATCAATCTGCAAATCGCCATGCACAGAAGCACAATGACGAACATTGCCACAAACACGCAGGAAGCCATCTTGGCATTTTCGTAGCGCTTCTTGCGTTCATCCTCGCGCTGCTTGGCGCGGAGAGCGTCATAGTAGAGCTTCTTGAAGCGTTCGTAGCTCGCACGCTCATGGGCGAGCAGCTCATCTGCGCGGTTCAGGTCGCGCCGCATGGAATCCAAGCGCTGCAAGACCTCGTTGAAATCTCCCTGCAAATCCTCCCTGACAAGCCCCTGCATGATAGCCTGCCGGAGCCTTTCTTCGCCGTGACCGCGAAGCACAGTAACGGTAGCGCGCTGTTCCTGTTCAGTCATTTTGGGTCATCCTCCATCCAATCTCGCCAATAGGCGGCACAATCTAACGCCCTATTACGGGGCCTTTGGGGTGTCTGCTCCCTCCAAGGCGAGCAGGTTGTTCACGCGCTGCGTACTTTGAAGCAGCTCGGTAACAGCTTTCGAAAACCTTTGTGTAAGGGCTGCATCGTCAAGCTGCCCGTTCGCTCCATCCCGCATGACGGCGGCCTCAATATCCCGGATTTCAGCAACCACGCCATACAGCGACATGATTGAACCCTTGAGGTCGAAGGCTGGCTGTGCAGGATGAACGCGCCCATAGCTCATGGGGTATTCCGTCCGCATCCAGTCGTACCACTTCGAAGCGTCTCCGAGCGCGAGGCAGATTTCATACATCACGTCCGGGTTCGGCTTGAGCTTGCCGTTTTCGTAGCGGTAAATGGTCGTGGTATCGCAGGAAATGCGTTCCGCGAGGTCTGCGGCGCTTATTCCCTGCGTTTCTCGCCACTTTTTGAGGTCAATCCCTGCGAACACCGCCATTTCACACGCCCCGACTTTCGTTTAGAATAACCTCAGATAGATTGAACGCGGCACCTTCCAAGTGCTCCATGTAACGCACCAAGGTGTTGCGCCACATCTCTCGCACCCACTCGCCGACGCTTGAATAGCCAAAGGCGAGGATGGCCTTACGGAGCGCGGCGGCTTCCTCGGCAGAGAGCCACTTGCCAAGCTCCGAATCCTGCGGCTGGCTGGCCGCTGCCTCATCGGAAAACAAGGAAGGGAGGTCAACGTCTGTGGCATCATACAAATCAGCCGGGGAACATCCGAGCCGGGAGCACATTTCTTTCAAGCACTCTGGTGTCGGAAGCGCCTTGCCGTTGGCGATGTATGAAACAATCGCGGGGTTGCAGTCCTCAACACAGTCTGCAAGAGCTTTTGCCGACATACCGCGTTCAGCGAGAACTGCTTTGATTCTGTTCCGTGCCATGCGCGGACCTCCTTATTCCGAAAAGACTTTTTCGCGCAGGAAGTTGTGCACATCGCAATTGAGGAAATCGGCAATTCGCAGGGCAATGTCAACGTTCGGCATCTGCAATCCCTTCTCGATGCGATTGTAGAACGTCTCGGAACAACCGGCAGCGTCCGCGACTTCCTTCTGCGTCTTGTTACTGACACGGCGGGCTTTCTCAAGCCAAGTTCTGTCGCGCACAATCTTGCGCACCTCGCTGGTAGCCATCGTAAACTCTCCTTTCTGCAAAGCTAAACTATTGTTTGGTTGCTTAATTTGTGGTAGAATGAAGATGGCTACTTGCATTCAGCCGGAAATCAAGCGGTACAAGAGGCTGGAAAGCCTGAACGGATGATGCTTCGCGTTTCAAAATCTCGTATGCGATTGCACATCTCGTATCTTGTAGCTTGATTTTACTACGGATAATTGAACTTGTCAATATGCAAAATTCATAATTTTGAATTTTTCTTGTGTTTCGTGAAAGGATGGTAAGCCATGACAATCTCTGCCCGTATCTCCAATGCCCTGAAGGAAAAGGGCATTCCTCAGAAAGCCATCGCCGAAGCGGTAGACGTGGCCGCTTCCACGGTAAGCACTTGGATGAAATCGAACGGCGACAACATTCCGTCCGGCTACATCATGCCGATTTGCCGGTTGTTGGACATGCAGCCGGAAGAACTGCTTGAAGGAGCCGAGCGCAGGGACGTTATCGAAATCATCCCGGATGACTATGTGCAGCTCTCCAAGGCCGAACAGCGCCTCCTGAATATTTTCCGTGGTCTGGACGAGGAAAGCCAGATTGTCGTTCTCAATGCTGCCGTTATGGAGAAGCGGGCCTCTTCTGCGCAGGGGAATGACGGCGCTCATGAGGGCAAAGAAAATATGGGGGCAGGCTGACATCCTGCGCCCCATATAGGTAAGCTAGTGTAGCTTATACTAGGTACTTAGATTATATATATAATAGCTACTGCAGCTTATATATTTACTTTAATTTAATTGGTATTTCCAAGTATTACTCGTTCGATACAAGCGTAGATACGCTTGCTTTGCATGGGTAATTCTACCGTAATACGTGAGTATTACCTTAGCATTTCTACGAAGAAGGAGGAAATAAACAAATGAGCAGCGCATGGTGTATAGGCTGCAAAGCAGATGTTCCTATCGCCTCTGCTATCGAAGGATTGCCATGCCCTCAATGCGGTAAGACAGAGTACGTTATCCTCGCAAGCGACGATGAATCCTCCATCGCCATCAGCGATGCAAAGGCCGAGTTGCTCATGCAGCGTGGGCAATGGGACGAGGCTGCAAGCGCTTATCGCTCCTGCTTGCCACTCGAACCATCGGAATTGAATCTTCGCATGGTCACGCTTCAATGGCGACGCGACTGTGCGCAATACATAGACCGGGTACTGGAAGCGCCCATTCCTCTGCCAGTTTTCAGGCAGGACATTCTCGACCGCTACGATACGTTTGTGGCAGACTGGATAGTGCAAAGCTATCGTGGCATTCAGCTCGTACCAGATGGGAACACATACAACGTTGTAAGGAGGAACAACCCATGAAGAAGATGCTCACTCTGCTGCTCACGTTCTCCATTGTGCAATATGGCTTAATTTTCGGCCAAATTTTCGGGGGGGGGGTACATTCTTCGCCGAAGCCCTCGCTGAAACAGAGATAGACGCAAAAAACGTCTATTCAACAGGGCACTTCTCGTTTGGCGTTCCTTCAGGGTGGCTTAGCCGCGAAAAGGATGACTGGCATTACTTTTATGCGAAAGAACTTGGAAGTCTGTCTGGCGGTATGCTTTGTGTTAAAGAATACTATGTGGGCATAGTTTCGGATTCAGATATTCAGGTTCTTTATGATAGCTGCGGAAGCGGCATTCAGCAAGGGAAAACATACGTTGGCGGCTATAAAAGCGAGCAGATTATCGTTGATGGAGAGCCGTCTGCGCTGTTTGAATATCGAACTAACATCGGCGGTGAGCCAGTACAAACCGCGACCGTGCAATACTATATCAACGGTTACATCATCACCATGTCGCTGGCAGATAGAGATGCAGAAAACTTGAAAGGCAGGGTTCTTGACGTTGCAGAAACAGTAAAATATAGTTTTGATAAGCACCCTATGACGCATAATTTCGGACGTAATTTTTTCCAGATTATCGGTCATAAAGTTATCAATCAGTACGGTCGAGATTGCCTCGTTGTAGAATATCGCTGGTTCCATACCAACAACGAACCAGCAGCGTTCATGTACAGTTTCTCAACAGAAGCGTATCAAGACGGCATACAGCTGCAATCTTATATACTCATGGATGGTGATTCGGAAATGATGACAAAAATTGAGAAATCGACTTTCATGCGTTGCTACGATGTTTTCCTACTGCGAAACACGTCTTCTGACGTAAAGGTGCTTATTGACGAAAGATTTGACTTTTCCAACAAGTACAAGGCAGTTGAATACATTGTTGATTTGAACAACTAAAGTGCTTGTGTATGGCTTCAGGCATCAATCAGGCGAAGCGTAAACGGAAAGGAGAGAGGAAAGACGGTTTAATTCAGGTATCGCTCCAAATCGGCAGAAAGCCCGATGGCAAGCCAGACCGACGATACTTCTATGGGAAAACCCGTGCGGAAGCGGAACAGAAGCGTGATGCGTTTAAGGCCAGCCTTTCGCGTGGTATATCTATCGAGCAGCCCATGACCGTCGAGGAATGGTTGAACACCTTCAAGGCCACATACCGCGAAGGCGTGAACAAGGCATACATCACCAACGACAACGTGCCGTACAATCGCCTTGCGGCAGCCATTGGCAAGATGAAAATTGCAGACGTTAGGGAGGCGCATCTGCAATCGGCGTTGAACCAAACGGCTGGGATGTCATCCTCGACCGTCACGAAGTATCTAAGCGTCATCAAGCGCGTATTCCGTAAGGCAAGGAAGAACCGGCTCATTGCTGAAGACCCGTCTGAGGACTTAGCTCGCCCTCCATCCGTCAAGGGCAGCCATCGCGCATTGGAGCGCTGGGAGGTTGACCTCATTCTCGAACATTGGCATGATTACGGAGTACGTGCAGGGCTATGGGTGCTGCTGATGCTGCTCTGTGGGCTACGGCGCGGTGAGGTCATTGCTCTGCATTGGGAAAGCATCAACCTCGCAGATAAAACGCTCAAGGTCTGCGAAACGGCGGTGGTCATTGGCAACAAAACAACCATCGAGCAGCGTGCCAAGACGGATGCCGGCCTTCGCACACTGCCCATATGCCAGATGCTGTATGACGCATTACTCACGGTTCCGCAAGAGGAACGTCATGGGCTTGTGTGTTTATCGGCAAGGGGTACGCTTCTGACGGAAAGTGCGTTCCTGCGTGGCTTCGAATCTTTCACGCGGGCAATGGAGCGAATCGCAAACGGCGAGCCGCCCATGCAGCAAGGCCGCAGGACAGACAAAGAAACGCAGTCCTCCGAATCGGAGAACCGCGTAAGGATTTCCTTCCTCCCGCACGACTTGCGTCACAGTTTCGCAACGGCGCTCTACGATGCAGGCGTGCCGGTAAAGGCTGCGCAGTATTTTCTTGGACACTCGGACTTGAAAATCACCCTTGAGCTGTACACGCACCTTTCAAGGGAACGGGCGGCAGCTTCCAACTTGCAAATGGTTTCTTATCTCGACAACTGGTTGGAGATGAAAAACCTCGACGCTGTGAAAAACGCAGCTTTGGAGGGCGAAATCGAGCTATAATTTCGCTCTCTGTGGTAAAAATGTGGTAGTAGCTCAAGCGGACGAATAGAAACAGCAGGTTTCCAGACTTTTATTCAATGGTATGAGCCGTTTTTCAGGCTTATGTGCATAAAACGCACATACTGCGTGCTTGAATGGGGTTCAAGAGGTCGAGAGTTCAAATCTCTCCACCCAGACCAAAACGTTGGAAGGTTCATTCTTCCAACGTTTTTTTTATGCTATTTTCCACCTTGATATTTATCCGGCTGAAAACGACGGCCATCATGGATATAACTATATTCCGCGGGATAACTACATAAAATTTTACATAAACCGCAAATAACCCTTGCGCGTGGCGTGCGGGCAGGGTACAATAATAAAGCTATGGACGAATTTACCTTGATTTGCGCCGCTGTGCGCGCAAGCTAC